GGCGACGGCGACGGCTACGGCTACGGCAACGGCGACGGCGACGGCGACGGCTACGGCAACGGCGACGGCGACGGCGACGGCTACGGCAACGGCTTTCCAGAGCAAGAGATCGGAGGCCCGGCGGTCGCGCTGGTCACCTGCGCCGCGCGAGAGGGGATCGAGGGGATGTCGATCGCGGACATCGCGCTGCTCGCGGTCGGATGATGGCACCGGACCAAGAGCCGTTCTGGCGCGGCTTCGCCAGCTTCGTGTGGGGCGCTCTGTTTCTTCAGCGAGTCGCGGTGCGGTCGGTGGTCGACTGGCTCCGCGGCCGGCGCTGACCTATGCCAGCAACGTACACAGCGACCTACGGCGGTATTCGACGGTGCATCACTTTGCGACATCACAGACGAGGCGAACCGATCAATTGTAGCCGAGGGGGAATTCCCGAAAGGAACCGTTATGAACCTACGCCTAGTCTCGGTGCTGTTGGTGGGCGGGCAGGCGGTGTTGTTTCTCGCGACGCTGGCGATGACCGCCCGTGTCTGGATCGCCCACGTTCGCGCGCTGCGCCGCGCCGACCAATTCGAGAGCGAACCACGGTTGGTCGGCCGCAGCCCGTTGCGCCCGAGGGAGAAGTGAGGCTGGCGATTGTCGCATTCGTGATCACATGTTTGGTGATGGGAATCGGATACGTGACCAGGCCGCATCGATCTCGCTGTCCCGCCGGTGCTGACCTACGAACGGGCGTGCGACGGGATGGGAGGTTCCAGTGCTGGCCCAGGCCGACCGGCGATCCCGACTACGATGGCACGTGGGGCAGGCCCGAGCGTGGGGTGCAACCCTCGTGGATGATCGAGGGCAGGGTCTACTGCGACCGACCCACGCTACCGGTGATCGAGCCGGGCGAGACGGTCGGGTGCCGGTGAGCCGGCCACGGGGGAGTCATAGCCGCTGCTCGTTTTGCGGCGAGGTCGGCCACAACGCTCGCAACGGAACGTGCTCGGCGTCGCAGCTTGCGATCAAGATGATCACCGAAGACCCGGGTCGGTCTCACCGGTCGATCGCGAACGAGCTCGGAATCGTCGAGACAGGGATCAGCAACACGCTGAAGAATCGAGGGCTGCGGTGACGCGCAAGACGATCGCGCCTCGCCAGCTTCGCGCGCCCGAACCCCAGCGCTACGCGATCGGTAGCGACGTCGAGACGATGATCCCGGAGTACACGGCGCTCCTCGAGATCCGCACAGCCGAGCGCGATCGTCTGCTGGATGTGGTGGAGAGGCTCGAGCGGATCGTGCCGCCCGGGTACATGGAGCACGAGGGCCAGACCGTGCTGTACCAGGCGCGGGCGTTGCTGGTCGAGATGGGCCGGAGAGCACCATCTCCGTTCGCGCCATGGGTTGACCGCAAGCCGCGGACGTAGTAGTGCTGTAAACGTGACCTACGAGGAGATCATCGCTCGCAAGAGCGCCGCAGCCCCCGCCGTAGGGTTCGACGTCGGCCCCGACGGCCTGGCGCCGCACCTGTTCCCGCACCAGCGCGACCTCGTGCGATGGGCGTTGCGCCGCGGGCGGGCCGCGCAGTTGGCGGCGACGGGACTGGGCAAGACGGCCATGGAGCTCGAGTACGCGCGCCACGTGGCCGAGCGCGGTCGCGTGTTGATCCTCGCGCCGCTCGCCGTGGGTCCGCAGATCGCAGCCGAGGGTGAGCGGTTCGGCGTCGACGCTCGGTACCTGCACGCTGACGACCCAGCGCAGCGAATCGTGATCACCAACTACGAGAAGCTGCACAAGTTCGATCCGAGCAACTTCGTCGGCGTGATCCTAGACGAATCGTCGCGCCTGAAGTCCTTTGACGGCAAGCAGAGGACGCAGATCATCGAGGCATTCCGCAACACCCCGTTCAGGCTGGCCGGCACAGCGACGCCGGCGCCGAATGACTTCACCGAACTCGGCAACCACAGCGAGTTCCTGGGCCTCAAGTCGCGGACCGAGATGCTCGCGGAGTTTTTTGTGCACGATGGCGGCAGCACGCAGGACTGGCGGGTCAAGGGCCACGCGGTCACCCCGTTCTGGCGCTGGGTCGCCACGTGGGGCGCGGTGGTGGCCAAGCCCAGCGATCTCGGCTACGACGACGGGGCCTACAGCTTGCCGCCGCTCCGCATGGTCGAGCACGTGGTACCCGCAACGGGCCATGACATCGCCGCGTCGGGGACGTTGTTCGCGCTACAGGCTCGGACGCTCGATGAGCAGCGCGCCGCCAAGCGGGCGACGATTGACACCCGTGTCGCGAAGTCAGCCGAGATCATTGCTCGAGAGCCGGGCGAGCAGTTCGTGGTGTGGGTCGACCTGAACGACGAGCAGCACGCCATGGAGCGCGCGCTCGGCGACGATTGCGTGAGCATCGAGGGCTCCACGCCGGACGACGAAGCCGAGGAGATGATCGCGGCGTGGCTGCGCGGCGAGGTACGATGCATGATTGGCAAGAGCTCGATGCTGGGGTTCGGGCTCAACCTACAGCGTTGCCACCGGACGATCTTCGTAGGAGCGTCGCATTCGTTCGAGCGGACTTTCCAGGCGATCAGAAGGTTCTGGCGCTTCGGGCAGAGGCACGAGGTAGTGGTGGACATGGTGCGGTCCGAGCTCGAGAGCGAGATCGTGCGGAACTACCAGCGCAAGGAGGCGGACTACGCCAACATGCAGCGCGAGATGACGGCGCACGTGGGCGCGGCGGTGCGGGCCGAAGTGAAGGGGCTGGGGCGCGAGTGGAACCCGTATCAGCCGGGCTTGCGCATGATCGTGCCGTCGTGGTTGACGTCGGGCGCGCCGTAGTGCGAGAGTAAACGCATGACCGACGTTCTCGACCAGACCATCACGGACCGGTTCGCCCTCTATCACAGCGATTGCGTCGACGTGCTCGCTGGGTTGCCGACTGGCAGTCTGCATTATTCGGTGTTTAGTCCTCCCTTTGCGAGCCTTTATACATATTCAGCGTCGCCACGCGATTTCGGGAACTCGGATCACTCGCAATTCTTCGAGCAAATGGTCTGGATGGCGGGCGAGTTATTCCGTGTGCTCAAGCCCGGTCGGCTTGTCAGCTTCCACTGCATGCTGCTGCCACTTAGCAAGGCGTCATTCGGTCGCATCGAGTTGTCGGACTTCCGCGGCGACCTGATCAGGCTGTTCAAGGCGGCGGGCTTTCTCTATCACTCCGAGGTCTGCATCTGGAAAGACCCTGTTGTGCAGATGCAACGGACCAAGGCGCTCGGGCTGCTCCACAAGCAGATCAAGAAAGACAGCTGCCGCTCTCGCATGGGACTCGCCGACTACCTGGTGACCATGGGCAAGCCCGGCGACAACCCCGAGCCCGTGACCCACGACGACACCGATCTGCCGGTCACGCTCTGGCAGCGGTACGCGTCGCCGGTGTGGATGGATATCGACCCCAGCGACACGCTCCAATTCCGCAGCGCACGCGAGGATGCCGACGAGAGACACGTGTGTCCGCTTCAATTGGAGGTCATCCGCCGCGCGATACACCTGTGGTCCAACCCCGGTGACACCGTGCTCTCGCCCTTCGCCGGCATCGGGTCCGAGGGCTACGTCGCGCTCGAGATGGGCCGCAAGTTCGTGGGCGCCGAGCTCAAGGCGTCGTACTACAAGCAGGCGGTGGCGAACCTGCGGGCGGTCGAGTCGCCGGCACAAAGGACGCTGTTCTGATGTCGCGTGTCATCGCGGCGCTCGTCATCGTCGTGGCATCCTGCCAGCCCTCGAGCTGCGCCACCGTCACCAAGCACGACGCCTCGGTCAGCACCGGTGACGCCGAACTCGACGCTCACGTCCACCCGCCGCAGGACTCCGGGGCCAACGGCAGCATCGTGCTTTCCATCTCCACCCGCGGAAACTCCAACTGCACGGGTGGTATCACCGCGATGTCGCTCGTGCTCGTCACCGCATCGGGCGCCTGCGTGCCCGTCACCATCCTGCACCAGCGCGGCGCTACCACGGTCGGGACGTACACCGCCATGTGCCCTCGTTCGGCCGCGATGCCATGCGTGGAGGTCGGCGACACCCTGACCATTCGACCCGTGACCGCAGGCGCGTACTTCGCGCACGTCGACGGTTCGGTCGGCGACGTCCCGTGCTGGCAGGGCGATGCGTCCATCGGTGTGCTCGATGGCGTCGCGACCACGCAGACCCTGGGGCTGCTCAAGCAGGGAGACCCGAGATGCTTGACGCCGCGTTTACCGTAGTGCTACGTTGTCGCCATGGAATTCCGAATCGCAAAGCTCGAGTTTCTCCGCGGCCTCAAGCTGGCGCAGGGCATCGCGGACAAGAAAAACGTGATGCCGATGCTGGGCAACGTCGTGCTGCGCACGCACGGCAAGGGGCAGATCCTGGTCGCCGCCACCGACCTCAACGTCTCGCTGACCGCCGAGCTCAAGAGCGCCAACGCCGTCGAGGGCGGGATCGCGCTTGACGCCAAGAGCCTCTACGAGCTCGTGGCCAACGCGCCAGGCGAGGATGTGACGCTCAAGAAGAGCGACGGTAACCACGCCGAGATCAAGAGCGGGAAGGCGAAGTACAAGTTGCTCGGCATGTCGGACCGCGACTTCCCTCGCGTCCCGATCGCGACCGAGGCCAAGCTGGTCAAGGTCGACCCGATCGTACTGCGCGACCTGATCGACCGCACGATCTTCGCGACGTCGCTGGATGACGCGAAGTTCAACCTCGCGGGCGTGCTGCTCGAGAGCGACGGCAAGGTCATGCGCGCATCGGCGACCGACGGGCATCGGGCCTCGGTGGTCGAGCGCATCGCGGCCGGCCCGGTGTTCGACAATGGTGTTCTGGTGCCGCGCAAGGGGCTGGGCGAGATCCGCAAGATCGCCGAGAGCAACGAGGCGCCCATGGTCGGCGTCGCCGGGCCGATCCTATTCGTGCAGGTCGGCACGCTCACGATCGCCGCCAAGCTGATCGCCGCCGAGTTCCCGAACCTGCGCACGATGTTCGACGGGATCGCCAACAAGACGCTGGTCACCGTCGACCGGCTGCGCCTGATCGAGTCGCTCAAGCGCGTGCAGCTGATGACCAGCGAGACGCGCGGCGTGAAGATCACGACGTCGGCGGACGGTCTGTCCCTCGTGTCCGAGCACCCGGACATGGGGCAGGTCTCCGACGAGATCGGCGCCGAGTGCAGCGGCCCGCACCTGTCGATCGGGTTCAACCCGAAGTACCTGGTGGAGATACTCTCGACGATGACGAGCGAACAGGCTGTGATCGCGCTCGGCACCGACGTGGACCCCGCGCTGATCATGCCGTTCGGGGACAAGAGTCATCGCTGCGTGGCGATGCCGATGCGCCTATGATTGACGCCGTCGTATCGCCGCGGTAAACTGCGCCCAATGAAAGTCATCCTGTTCCCGTTGCGCGTGCTGGCCGACCTCGCGATCGTGGGGATCGGCGGCCCGATCCTGTGGGTCCTGCGCGGCCCGAGGCCCAAGTTGTGAGCACGTCTGACGAGCGTGCCGATCGTGAATACGTCGAGTATCACGCAGATAAGCTTCGCGACAAGATCGCGGAACTCGAGGCCGAGAACCAAGATCTCGTGCGCGCGCTCGATGAGTTGGTTCGCTTGTACGGCCACTACGCCACGCTGCTCAACATGCACGACGGTGGCGAGCGGAAACCGTTCACGTCGGGCGCGGAGTTCCTGGCCAGGTACCGCGCGGGTCGCGGATGACATGAAGCGCGGAGCCCGAGCATGACGTCGGCACTGGTTCGCGTTGCCCAAGGCGCTGCGCGACCGCGTGTGGAAGGCGTACAAACCCGGGCAGGAGGTCGACATGACGCCGAGCGACGAGTACCTACAGGTCGCCGACGACGTGCAGCGGTGGATCGCAGAGCACGGAGGGAAGCCGTGAGGCACGTCCTCTACGTCGCGCATCCGCTCGGTGCACCTGACGCCCGCGGCATCCAGGCTAATATCTTGCGCGCGCTCCGCTGGCTCGCCTGGCTGCGCAAGACGTACCCGAACATCACGTTCATCGCGCCGTGGATTGCGGCGGTGCTCGCCGGCGCGGATGACTCGGACCCCGCCGCGCGCGAGGCCGGGCTGGTCGACGATTGCGCCGTGGTCGAGCGTTGCGACGGGATCGTGCTGTGTGGCGGTCGGATCTCGAGCGGGATGCGGCGCGAGATGGAACATCGGTGGGGCAGCAGGGAGGAAGGTGGGCCATTCGAGTCAGAGGTCTACGATCTGACCGCGGTCGGAGCCGAGCCTCACTACGTCACGACCGAACCAAACCTCATTCGGCTGCACTTCCTATGCTGGGACCCACCGCCCTGACCTACTTCGTCGCCGGAATGCCCGAGACCAAGGGCTCATGGATCCCGCTCGGCGGCGGGCGCGTGAAGGCCGACAACCCGCGCGAGAAGGGCTGGGCCGCGTCGGTGGCGTGGGCAACGAAGGCGGCGTGCATCAAGGCGCGCCACGTCGCAGACGATCGCCGATACCAGGTGCATCTCGACTTCGTGCTCGAGCCGCCACCGAACCGAACGCGGGCGAACAAGCGTGACATCGACAAGCTTTGCCGCTCGATCTTGGACGCTCTCACAGCGCTGGTATGGATCGACGATGAGCAGGTCGACGCGCTCCACGTGACCAAACGTGTGACCATCGGATCCCCGAGCGGCGTGACGATCTCGATAGTGCCCTTCGAGTGACAGCGGCGCCCGCTTGTGTCGGCGCGTTTGCTCGTGCAAGGTAAAAAGATGGACGCCGAACACACCGCCGCATTCGCACGACTGACGGCATTGCTCGTGCGGATCGAGCGCAAGATCGACCGTTCGTATTTGGCAACCCAGCAGCTCTTGATCGGAGATCTCATCATGTCAGCAGAACTCGACGCCCTCACTGTCCAGGTCACCGCCAACACCGACGAGGAGGCCAGCGTGGCCCTCTTGCTCGCAGGCATCGCTCAGCAACTCCGCGACGCCGGCACCGATCGCACGAAGTTGACCGCGCTGGCGAGCACGCTCGAGACCAGCCGCGCCGCACTGGCCGCCGCGGTGGTCGCGAACACGCCGGCCGCGAACCCGCCGCCGACCCCGTAACGTCTCTCGGCGTCCGACTCGCTGACGAGCTGAAGTCGACGTCTGTCAGCCGACCGCGCGGTGGAGATCGCGGATGTGACGACGCGCTGGTCACCCTCTCAGCGCACACAACACCCCGACAGAGCCCGGGGTGTTGTCGTTTGTGGCCCACAAAGTTCGAGCCCACTGGTGAGGGGCGGCCAGCGGGCTCAGGGCGGATCGTCCAGGGGCGACCAACTGTTTACAGCGTGGCCACGGCTCGAGCTCGAAGCAAGGGAGCAGTTACCGCCCGACGCTGACGACGTGGGCGCTCAGCAGGCCGACGAGGCAGATCACCACAGGGACGATGCTGATGAACATCCGGCGACCGTAGCATCTTCGGGTGTTCGTCGCCGATCGAGGTACGGTCAGAGGATGCCCGACGACACGCGCGACAAACTGATCAGCGCGGCGACCGCCGGCATCGACGCGCTGCTCGAGGCGCTACCCATCGTCGCTCCGCCGCCCGATCCAGTTCCTAGTCCGCCGCCAATACCGCCGCCGCCGCCGCCCACGCCCGTGATCGTGCCGACCGGGCACCCGCGCATCATGCTGGGCTCGCAAGCCCCGCGGCTCAAGGCGTCGCTGACCTCGCCGGCCGGCGCGCGCTGGAAGGGGATCGTCGACCGGTGGCTCGGAGGCGAGGACATCTGGGGGCTCGACGCGTGGAACGGCGCTCTGCTCAGCGCGCTCGGTGGCGATCCGAGATACGCGGCCAAGGCCGTTGCTGTGATCGATGCGCAGGTCGCTGCGGCCGAGTCGGCCATCGCGCAAGGCATGGTCCCGGCGGTCGCCGGTGACAGTTACCTGCAGGTCGGCGAGATGATCGGCGACCTCGCGCTGGTCTATGACTGGTGCTCCACGACGCTCACGAGCTCGCAGCGCTCGAGGTGGATCGCCTACGCCAACCAGGCGGTGAGCAACGTTTGGAACCCGACCACGGCATCGTGGGGCGGCAAGACGGCGACGTGGACGGGCTGGGCGACGGACGACCCCGGGGACAACTACTACTACTCGTTCACGCGCGCCACGATGCTGTTTGGGCTGGCGACGCAGGGCGAGAACCCGCAGGCCGCGTCGTGGATCGCGAAGCTCAACGAGCGCATCGTGGGCCGGCTCATCCCGTACATGACCGCGGAGCAGGCGGACGGCGGCTCGCGCGAGGGTACCGGCTACGGCGTCGCGCTGCGCAACCTGTTCGAGCTCTACGCGCTGTGGCAGTGGAGCACCGGCGAATCGCTCGCGGATCTGACCCCGCACACGCGCGCCTCGATCCTGACCGCGATCTCGCAGATCGTGCCGACGCTGGACCGCAAGCTGCCGATCGGCGACCAGTCCCGCGACAGCACGGCGGCGCTGTTCGACTACGAGCGCTCCTACATGCTCGAGCTCGTCGCGCTCTATCCAGCGGCCCCCGAATCCGCCCGCGCGCTGGCGCTGCTCGCAGCATCAAGCGTGCCGTCGATGCAGAGCGGCTTCATGCTCGGCTACGACGTCGTATTCGCCCCGAGCGTTGCGCCCGTTCCGCTCGACCTGCCGCTCGTGCGCTACGCCAGCGGGATCGGACAGATCAACGCGCGAAGCTCGTGGGCGAAGACCGCCACCATGCTCAGTATGATCGCGGGCCCGTACACGCAGAGCCACGCGCACCAGGACCAGGGCTCGCTGATGATCTACAAGGGCGGCTGGATGGCGTACGACGCGGTGATCGCCAGCAAGGGTGGCGTGGTCCAGTCGGGATCGCTGGTCGGACTCCCCGAGGCACACAGCCTGGTGCGGCTCGGCGCGGTCGGCTCGTGCCCGCAGAAATCGGGCACGACGTCGCGCGTGTTCACGCTTCGCTCGGGACCGGGCTACATGTTCGCGTCGATCGACCTGACCGCGGCGTACGCGGGCAACCCCAACGTGGTGTTGGTCGCTCGGCAAATCCTGTGGCTGCAGCCCGACGTGTTCATCGTCCAGGACCACGTGGTCACCACGCCATCGCTGGCGCAGACCTGGCAGCTCGTGGTCCCGACCCAGCCGGTAATCGCCGGTGCTGTGGCGACCGTGACCGCGGGCGGCCACACGATGACCGTGACCCGCGTTGCGCCCGCGGCGGGGCAGTGGACCACGTTCGACTTCCGCACCAACTCAGACTTTACCGGAGCATGGCGATTGGACTGCGCGCAGCCCGGCGGCGACCGCACGCAGCCCGGCGGCGACCGCACCTACGTCACCGTGATTGCCCTCGACGGTGCGGTGTCGCCAGTAACACCGACGGTGGTTTTCGCAGGCGTGGGCGTGACCTTCACGCTCGGGGGCAAGGTGATAGGGATCTCGACCGGCATCGACGCGACGTAGTACCCCACTGACACCCCAACATCTCGGCAATTCACCGGTAGTCGGTCGACTCACAGGGTATGGCTGCTGCGCTTGTAGACCGTGAGAAGCATCGCCCTGACGACGCGATCCCGCTGCGCGAGCACCTCGAGGCGTTGCTCGAGAGCGAGGTCAAGCGGCTCGAGGGCGAGATCAAGCGCCTCGACGAGTTGCGCGTCACCAACAGGGCAGCGATCGACGTCATGTTCGGGGCCGCGGACAAAGCCGTTCAGGCCGCGCTCGAAGCGCAAAAGCTCGACTCCGCGCGCGCAGACGAAGCGCAAAAAATCGACACCAAGCGCTCCGACGCCACGGCGGAGAAGCGATTCAGCGAGCTCAACGACATGCGCAAGGCGGTGGCGACGTCAACCGAAGTGGACGCGCTCAAGGACGTGGTCGGGCTGCAACAGCGCTCGCTCGACAAGCTCGAGGCCAAGCTCGAGGGCCGAGCGGGCGGCCTGAAGGACTACATCGGGTGGATCGCGTTTGCCGTCAGCGTAGCTGGGACCGTCGCCTCGCTCATGGTCCACAGGTAGCTACGATCCCTCGGTACGCCCGCCGCATGCCGCGTCGACGAGCACAGCCAATAGCACGGCAAGGATATCGACGACCGCGCACGCTAGGTCGCGGGCGAGCAGGATCCCGCGGTGCAGGACGGTCGGGCTAGGTGGGCGCAATGGGCTAGGCTACCTCGCCGACGGCGCTCGGCAACCGTTGACCGTCCAAACGTAGCCGTGCTATAAACGCGGCATGCCGACTACACCACTCGACGAAATGCTCGAGAACTTGATCATCGAGCTGCACGAGCAGCGAAACCACGGGCCGAACGACCTACACCAGAGTGTGCATGGGCTCGCGCTCATCCTGCGGGACACGCGGGAACATGTCATCGCCGCGGGGCAGGATGGGTTGTGGCGCCGGATCGCAGGACAACATTACGACGCATTACAGGGACTGCAGCCGCTCGTCGACGCCGTGCGCGATTGGTACGAGTGCGACGGGAAAAAGGACGGCGAGGGAGATCAGGCGTTCGCGAACGAGCGGCTCCGCAAGGCGTGGATGGCGTACGCCTTCCCGCGAGCGCTCCACCTTGTTGACAAGTCCACAGCGCCGCGGTAAACGTCGGGGCGGGATGAGAGTGACGATGCCGATGCTCAAGATCTTGCGCCAATTCCTCTGCGCCAAGGGCGGACAATATGGCTACGCGTTGTCGGCGAGGACGGATATCGCGACCGGGACGCTCTACCCGATCCTGGACCGACTCGAGGGCGAGCGATGGATCGCGTGGAAGTGGGAGCACGGAACCCCGCAGTACCTCGGGCGCCCACGGCGCAAGATGTACGCCCTGACCGCGCTGGGGCGGCGGCGGTCCACCGAGCTGCTGGCGGACCTTGCCGTATGACCGTGGTTCGTCACCTGATCACATCCTCGCTTCTTGTCGTCGCGCTGGCCAGCGTCGCACCTGATGTGGCGGTGTCGCGCAACACGGGTGCGATCCATCGAGCCAGGGCGCTGCTCATAGCGTTACGTCGTCGACGCAGGGGCGCCTACACGTCAACCCATACCTCACCGCCCGTCGCGGTCGTCGTGCTTCCTGCCGTCGATCGATGGGACGGCCTGGAGTCATCATGACCTATGCCGAGTCGCGCTTGCTGCTCGAGTTCGCGCAGCTGCAAGCTCGAGTGGCCGCCGACCATGACCCCGTGGCGAAGATGGACACGGTGCGCGTCAACCTGACGAGCACGAAGGGCTACAAGGACCTCCGCGCCTGGTTCGTTGCGCTGTCACCGTTCGCGCGCGTTCGAGCTCGTCGCTACCTCGCGATGCAGATCGAGGGCACGCGCGACCTGATCAGAAAGGCTGAGGACGCTGGCGAGAAGGTGTCGCTGGCTGAGATCACGTTCGAGATCCGCGAGGAAGACCAGCCGAGGGCGCGGCTTCCGATGTGTCCCGGTTCGGGCCGCGGCATTGCCGGACCCATGGACGATGGACTAGGCCATCTCCGCATCTGGTGCGCCTACTGCAAGGCCAGCTGGAGCGTCGACGATATCGGATTCAAGATCCCACAGCACGAGGAGCAGAAAGCATGACGGAGATCGACAACGATGCGCGGCTCGCCGCAGAACGGCGCGTCTTGGTCAAGATGACGACCGAGCGGGCGCTCAAGCCCAGACCAGAACAGGACGCGACATGGGACGCGACCGCGGCCGGGTGCAACGCGATCCAAATCAACCTGTTCCACCTCGACGAGCTCGACGTGTGGGACACATCGGATGCGGCGCTCGCGGTGATCGAGCATCTCGGGCAGACGTTCGAAGGTGACGACCCGGAGCGGGCGGTCGAAGCGCTAGGCAAGGTGATGTGTTTCGCGTCGATCCTCGCGTACATCCACGGGATGTCGATCGCGCCGATTCTCGAGCTCGCTCGCGAGTTCACGCGGCGCCCCGACGTGATCCCGCTCGCCGCGATGGGTCGGCTCGCGGCCGTCGTGCGCATGGCCGTCTCGCACGAGACTGACATCGTCGAGGCGTTGGCGCTGTGCATTGCCAAAGGGATCGACGACTGCGAGATGCTGCACGGGCTGCGCATCGACCCCAGCGGCGTGTACCTGACGATCGGGCGCGAGATGCTGGCGGCGGTCGCCGAGCCGGTCACCCCGGAGATCGACGGGATTCCGGCGGTCGAAGTTGAAGCAGACCCCGAGTGCGCGCTCCGCGAGGCTCGCGAGACGGCGCTGGCATCCGGGGGGTTCCGACCGATCGCGGATCTCGTCGAGCTGGGGCTCTGCCCACAGTGCGGGTCTGGCGTGTCACAGTACGATGCTGGAATCGTGCGATGCCGCAACGGACATCAGCGCTGGATCGCGCCCCGACCCTAACCTGCGACCACTGCGGTAAACGCACGATGTACATGTTCACGATGGTGGGCGGGTGGGCGCTGTGCTCGACGTGCTGGCGCGAAGGACTCAAGAGCATGCACGAGCCGGTTGACGAGCCAAAGCGCTGAGTATATCCTCGGACAGTAAACATGCCGACCGATCAGAGCAACGCGGACACCGAGGCGAACGGTCACCCAGCGCCAATCCTCAACGGTGGGTGCTACTCACCGCGCCAACGCTATCTCCTCAAAGTGTTCGATGCGCTCGTGGCAGACGGCTTGCTGGTCGGCAAACAGATGCTGGTACTCGCCGCCCTGATCGACCACGGACCGGCGACCAGTGGCGAGATCCTCAAGGCGATTCCCGATGTCACCAACGCGAACGCGTGGCGCGGTCGGTTCACCGAGCTCCAGTCGCGCGGCCTGATTCGCGAGGTCGGGCTGCGACGCTGCAGGGTCGGACCCCGCAAGGCCGTCGTATGGGAGGCCACGGGGCGCGCCAGGCCGCTCGACCCCGACAGCGGGATCGCGCCGAGCAAGCTGGGCCGGTGGAAGATGCTGGCCGACCAGATGGCCACGGTGCTTCGCGGCGCGCAGCTAACCGGCAACGCGCCGGCTCACACGGCACACCTCATGGCGCAGGCGTCGCGCGCGCTGGCCGAATACAAGCGGCTCGGGGGCAAGGAGTGATGGGAACCTGGTGGCTCTCGTACACCGGCAAGCTGGACCAGCAATTCCTCGGGATCGTAATCGTCGACGCCCCTGACCTCCTGACAGCGATAAACCGAGCCGGGGTGCGCGAGTACGGCGAGGTGCAGGGCATGGAGTCCAGCTATGCCACCGACGATCTCACGTTCTCGCTCGAGCCATGGATGGGCAGGGTGCTCGACGCGGACGAGGCGCGAGCGCTCGCGGACCGAATCGAAACGGACGGGACCTCGTGAGTGCGATCCGGTTCGGCGACGGCGCGGGGTTCGTGGGCTACTCGAGCGACGTCACCCGCATCCGCAACCAGCGCCGCGCGTTGATCGTACGTCGCGTGCGAGCCATGAAGACCCGCGCCCGCAAGCTGGTGTCGATCCGCACGCGCAATCGGATGAGCGCCAGCGCCGAGAGTCGCCGCGACCGGGATCGCGAGCTGCGCGGGCTCGACCCGATCGACACCAGCATCGAGACCGGCGGCAACCCCGACCACGACATCGATCAGTTGCCGGACGCGCTCTTGGAGGATCGATGACTGCCTACTCGCCCACCGAGGCGGCGCGGTTGATCGCGGAAGCTGCGAAGCGGGATCCCGGGATCGCTCATCTCGTGCACGCGGGCGAAGACTGTCGACGGTGCGACGAGGTGATTTGGTGGCTGTCGTACGGGCAGGATCTAGCCGACCAGCTCGAGGCGGCGCAGGCAGAGATCGAAACCCTGCGCGACGCGTTGATCGACCTCTACCACGAGGCTGGGCGCGATTGGCTGGATGGCGTCCATAGCGATACCAATCTCGCCGCGCTGGATAGAGCGGACCAAGCCCTGAAGGCAGCGACGCGCGAGACGATTACGCTCAGCGGCGGAAACGTGGCCATTCTCGCCGCCCTCCGCGCCATCCTACCGGTGTACCGGGCGGCATGCGAATGGCACGACGGAGACGGCAGCGACGGTCCACATAGGCAGCTTGAGAACGCCGTCGACACCGCCCGCGCCGCGATCACCCCTGACATCGCCGCTGCGCTCGAGCGGGCGGGGCTGGAATCATGACGCACGCCGTAGCTGCTGCCGTGCTGGCGAATCCTGACAGCTACAGCCTGAAGCGCGTCGCGTGGGCCTACGGCTGCGCCAAGAAGGGCAGCGACGACGAAGCCAAGCTGCTCGAGGTGCTCGTCGCGAGGATCAAGGGCCATTGACCGCGCGCGAGTTCATGCACCTCATCGACGCGTATGCGTCGGCGGCCGAGCGCGTGGGCGATTGGTGCTCGGTAGTGCCACCGGCGTCGGGTAGGACCAAACGGCTGGCCATCCGAGCAATGCACGACGCGCGCGCCGCAGTAGTCGAGGCGGTGCGCGAGCTGCTGCCCGATGCCGCCCCTGCTGTAAACCCGGGTGACACCGGACCGACGGTAGGGTAACCTCGTAGGGGTCATGTCGGACGAACCAAAGACCCGCGAATGGAAGGGCCCGCCGCCCGCCTACGTCACGCGAAACAATATCGCGCGCGTGGAAGACCTTATCGTCTCGGGCTACGCGTGGGACAAGATCCTGGACATCCTCGCCGACGAGGGGCGCACCGAATCGGCGTCGACGGCGCACGCGTGGCGCAACGAGGTCAACCGGCGATGGGCCTCCGAGGAGCAAGAGCTTCGGCCGGCTCGCAAAGACATGATGCGGGCCCGGCTCGAGAAGCTGTACCTGACGGCCTACAAGCATGCCACCGACGAGAGCAAGAGCGCCGTGGCGCGCTCGATGGCGCTCGCGGAGTGCACCAAGATCGCGAAGCTGTCGATCGCGCTCGACGGGCTGGCCGCACCGATCGCGGTCCGCCACGAGGGAGTGCTCGACCCAGCCTCGATGACGCCGGCCGAGCGCGAAGCCGAGATCAAGACGCTCCTCGCCAAACGCGAAGACCAGCTGCGAAAGGGCAGCGGACAGGGGAACTAACATGTGCCGTTTCTGTCGACCTCAGCGCCCGTGCGACGCGTGCCGCGTCAAGCGGGGCCATGTGCAGATCCGTCATATCAGGCCGGACCTGTGGGCGATCGTGAAGCCTGTGGAGAAACGGTGGGCGAATTGAGCGTAACTACCTGCACGGTTCCGGGTTGCCTCGCGTCGATCGATGACGTGCTGCGCATCGCGCAGAGTGGCGGGGGCTGGTGCACCGTCGACGGCTCGTGGCTGTGTCCGAGTCACGCCGCAGAGAACCCACGAATTCAGGTGCTGCTAGCCAGACTCGGCGCAGATGTTGCGGCCGCTCGCTTGCGCGAGTTCGAGGACCGAGAACGCGCTGGGCTAACGCTCAGGCAACTGCTACCGGAGAAGAAATGAGGTTGTTAATCCTTCTGCTCGCCGCGTGCTCCGTCGGCGAGGTCGCGCCGCTCGACGCCGTTGTGCGCGATCCGATGTTCGATGCCGTCATCGCGCCGCTGGTCGTCCGCTGCCTGCCATGCCACCACGGCGACCCAATGAACGAGCAGCCCACGCTGACCTCGTTCGCCGCGCTGCAGCCTCAGTACAAGGTCAAGCCCGGCGCGACGAACGCTCTCGTCACCAAGGGCGACCACCACGGGATCGCGTTCTTCTCGGCGGCCGATGCGGCGACGGTGGCCGCGTGGATCGACGGCCTGTGACGAACGCCAACGCACGCTGCCGTTGCTGCGGCGTCCTGCAGTCGGGGATGCGCGCCCACCTGCGCCGCTGCGCGCTCTGCGACGGCTGCGACCGGCTCCACGGGCTCGAGCGCGAGGCGTGGCTGGTCACGCTGTTCGTGATGGGCCAGATGACGGTGTGGGAGGTGATCGGCCAGCTCATGGTCGACGACGCGCACCACGCTCACGTGCTCGAGTACCGCGGCGACAGCATGGCGGCATCGATCTGGGTCCCGCGACCGGTGGCCCGGTGGGAGGCTTTGGTTGGACGCGCCGCGGCGCGCGGCGAGGGCGTGACGATGGAGGACCTGCTGCACGCTGTGATGGACCGCTACGTGCCCGGGCCGGCGAGCGAGCTCGAGAGCATGCAAGCAGAGCTGAAGACCGCGCTGAGCGCGATCGATCCCGATGTGCTCGACGTGCGGGTCACATGCTCGCGTGACGCGCTCGACCCCGAGCACATTCTGATCGAGATATGTCACCGCACCGCAGTCGGGCCTGCGGTCACGATGACGAGCGACGTCGAGATCCCAGCGGACATCGGAACAAGGCCTCGCGGATCGGCGTAGCGTGGAAGGCTGGACCTCGTCGGAGGAGGCGAGGCTGGCGACGCTCCTGAGGTCGCAGAACGGGGGCGAGAGCCTCGACGAGTTCATTCACCGGGTATCGCCGTATCAGCAGCTGCCGCGGCACCTGAAGCCTGTCGGCGCGCTGTGGGAGCGGACTCGATACGAGCGCGTGTTCGCTGTCGTCGAGCTCCCTCCGCAAAACGGCAAGAGCACGACGGGATTGCACGGCTTGGCGTGGCGGATGTCGCGCGATCCCGTGCTCTCCCATGGCTACGCGACGTACGCCGATGATCTCGCGGCGAGCAAGTCGCGCATCTGCCGGCGCATGGCAATCGCGGGCGGCGTGTCGCTCCCTCGCGGCTCGAGCGCGCTCCACGAGTGGCAGACCACTCAAGGCGGCGGGCTGCTCGCGCACGGCTACAAGGGTCAGTGGACCGGCCAGCCGATCAACGGCGTCGCGCTGATCGATGACCTCTATTCGGACCGCAAGGACGCCGAGTCAAAGAAGGTCCGCGAGAACGTATGGGAGTGGTTCACCGACGTCTTGTGGCCTCGGTGCCATCCGGGATCGGCCACGCGCATTGGCGCCTCGGTGATCGCGCAGTTCACGCGCTGGCACGACGACGATCTCATCGGCCGTCTGCTGCAAGGCAAGTTCAGGGGCTACCAGTTCGAGGAGGTCAAGCTCAAGGCGATCTGCGAGGACGAAGACGACATCCTCGGCCGGCAGATCGGCGAGGCGCTATGGCCCGAGCAGTATTCCGCCGACGAGCTGCGCAAGATCGAGGAGTCGATCGGACCCTACAGTTGGGCGTCGCTCTACCAGCAACGCCCGCGGCCCAAGGGCGCGGACATCTTCGGCGACCCCGCGCGGTTCTCGCTCGCCGACTGGCGACCCGACGGGCACCGCATCCTGATCTGCTGCGACCCCGCGGCGACCGACGACAACCGCGCCGACTTCAGCGCCGCGTTCGTGCTCGCCGCCAAGGGCTACGGCGCGGACATGGTGATCTGGGTGCTGTTCGGCTGGCGCGATCACGTCACGGTTCCGGCGGTCGCGCGCAAGCTCTACGAGATCGCGATGCGGCACTGGGGCGGCACGGCGCCGGTCGCGATCGAGAGCGTGGGCGGGTTCAAGGCGGTGCCACAGATCTTGAAGGAGATCGAGCCGCGGCTTCGCATCCGGCCGATCAAGCCGAAGGGCGACAAGTTCACCCGGGCGCAGGGGCTCGCCGCGGCGTGGAATACGGGGCGCGTGCTCGTCCCGCTCGACAGCGAGCTGTGGTGGGACGCGCAAGCGGCGTGGCCCGACGGGCGCCAGGGGCGATTCATGCTGCCCCGCAACGAGGTCACCGGCATGCGGGCGCAGCGCAAGCTTCGCGCGGGCGTGGCGAGCAACGTCACCTGGGCAGACGAGCTTCTATGGGAGGCCGACAAGTTCACGGGCGTGGGGGATCTCGAGGACGACGAGATAGACGCGCTCGCACACGGGTTCAACGAGCTATGGGACGTAAAGCGCAGTCAATTCGGTGCCTTGAAGAATCGTAACCCGTTCGGTTGACACGACCGGTTTACTGCACTAGAGTAATCACATGGACACGAACCACACCCCAGTCGCTCTCGACCTTTGCCCCGTTTGCTCGCTGCCCGCCCACGCGTCCGAGACCGACGACGCCGGCCAGCACCCCGAGTGCGCCAAGAAGGTCGCCAAGTCGGTCTTCGCTGGTCTGCCGGCGCTGACCGAGACGGAGTGGGCCGCGCTCGCGGTGCTGTGCGCCGACCAGGCTGGGCTGAGCGTCAAGCTGCAGCACGCGCTTGAGCAACAGCTGGCACAGGTGGTGCGCTCGTGATCGCCCGTCTCAACAACCGAGGACCGCACACGACCTGTTACCGCGGCCTCGTCGTGCTGCACGCCGACGGTCGACTGACGTGGTTTGACGGCGGTGACGTCCAAGTCTGGCACGGCGACGTTCTTGCCGAGATCACGGCGGTGCGTTCGTGACCGCCGTTGTAACGCTCACCGTCGGTGACGCCTACTACACGATCCCGCTGCGCTCTTATAGCCCGCCGACCGCGGCGACCCGCCACGATCCGGGTGACAGCGGCTACGCGGATCTGGCGCGGTCAGCCACGGTGGAGTTCAGCGTCGGCGTGACCGACGTTGAGCGCACCGTCACCGTGATCCTCGGCTACGCGGCCGAGCGCGGGATCTCGATGGCCCGGGCCGAGCAGGAAATCGAGGACATGGCGCTGGAAGCCGCTCGCGATGACGCCGAGGCAGCGTACGAGGACTACTGCGACCGGCTCGGTGACGAGCAGAGGGAGGCGTCGTGAAGGAGATAGTGCATCACTTCGCGGCATGCCGATCTGTTGACCGAGTTTACTGTGCAGGAATAACATGAGGACCATGTCGCAGCCACGCGGCGAGGAACTTCAACATGAAGATCATTCTGGCACTTGTGTTAGCTCTGACCGCATGCGCGGTTAACCAGGCGAGCCGTCGAGTTCCGGGCGCGCCGGTCGCTGGCGACCGGCCGAACATCATCGGCACGATCGGAACGCCGACCCATGGAGGAACCGGCACGCCATGAAGACCATGTTACTCGTCTGTATCTTGATCGCGGCATGTGCCAATGGCACCGTCGAGAGCACCGACATCCAGGGGTTGCAGTGCCCGAACCATCCCCGTTGCCATCCGTGGTCATGCGTTGCCGTTGGCGCGAACGACAGCGGCAGTAGCGTGGAGTGCGAGCACAACGACAACGCCGACTGGCAGTGCGAGGCGAACTGCGGGGACGAGAACTGGGGCGCGTTCTGTCCCGACCCGAGCGACGGTGGAAACAACTGGATCAACTACTGCGTGGCCGTCTGCACGCCGAACTACTACGGCTGTATCCGAGATTGCATGAATAGCCAAACGATCGGCTGCGTGGCGGGCGAGCCACCCTGATTGCTGGCGCGCTGGTCGACGTTGGGAGAGCGGGTTCGAGTCCCGACAGCGCACTGCCCAATGGTGGGCAATTGAATCACAAGGAAATATCATGAAGATCATCACTGCATTTTTGCTCGCGCTCGCGACCATCGCCACGACTGCCACCGCCCATGCCGATCCCTGCGAGCCTATCACCAACGTGAAGTGCACGCAGATCGCCATCGACGGCGAAAACTGCCACGACGGCAGCGCGAACGACTCGCGCGGTGCGTTCTATGGCCCGCTCACTCTCGCCGACGGGACTGTCACGTGCGACGCGTGGCACGGGTTCGGTGACCAGTATACCTACGCGGCCGGCACCTCCAGTCTCGGAACCGCGGTCGACGATCACCCCGATGCCACGAACGCGCAGATGGCCTCGTTCATCTGCGTCCTGGGGGCGCCGCACGCATCTGGCGGTACGTCGTATACGTGCGGCGTTCTGATCGATCTACCGCTCGCCGGTCGAGTGCAGCTCACCTGCACCGTGATCGTGGCTGCAGATGGAACGGCCAGCGCGCAGTGCATCACCGGCGACGGAAGCAACTGACAATGAAGACCGTCTACACCGCGCTCGTGGTGCTCGCGCTTATCGCGTGCGGCGGACCGCCGCAGATCGACGACACCTCGCAAGAGGTAAGTGCGTCCTGCACGACGACACAGTGCAACCCTGGCCTGGTTCGTGGTGACCCGGATACGCCGTGCCGGCAAGCATGTGGAGAAGAATGGGGAACCGATATCGGCTACTGTGCCGACTGGCCCGATTGGCTCTATGCGCACTGCCAACAGGCATGCGATGCGTATGATGAGTGGATATCCAGCCCTGAAGCCGTCGGATGCGCGCTCAATGACCCGCCCACGTGTCGGCAGTTCCCCCTCGAGTGCAATAGGTACACGTGCCTGCCCGATACGTTGACAAACTGCGTCGCAGGAGTCCGACCATGAAGATCATTATTGCGTTTCTGATCATGTTCGCAGCTTGCGCCGTACCCGTTCACTTCGGCCAGGACGAACAAGGTCTGACGTGCTCGGGTAGCCCGTATTGCAATCCATGGAAGGCAGTACGTAACGGGAATGGCCCGGATAAGGTGCAGTTCAGCCTCGAGCACGACAACAATAGTGACTGGGTTTGTCTCTCCAACTGTGACGACGACAGCCACAGCATATATTGCCCCGAGCCAACGGACGCACAAAGCAACGAATGCGACGATCGCTGCCATCTGCAGCCGGATCAGTACCGTACTGATTGCTACGTCAATTGCTACAACCAGCTCCAGACCAGATGCGCCGCCGGCGAAGTGCCCTAGATGCCACGCGCCGGCCCTTGGAGGTCGGCGCCTTCCGTCGAGTGCACTCGTCGAGCGCGCTGGCCGGAGGGTCAATATGAGCGACATCGAAGAGGAGGCTGTACGCTGGCGCGCCGAGCATGGGCTGGTTCCGCAGTTCGTCTGGCTGCGTCTGAACGAAGACGAGCAAGCGCGAGTCAAGGCGATGAACCAGGCCGCGGCGCGGCGCGTACTGCGCGCGGAGGACGCGTCATGACGCGGAGGATGCGGCGAGAGACCAGGATCGGCCTGGTGACCGATCCCAGGCGGCCCGCCATACTGGACCGGCCGGTGATCGTGGAATTCTCGATCGCAGTCATGCCGCTACGCCCGTCGAGGCCGGTACCCGAGGCGCGGACGACGTTCGGCGACGAGTTTACGCTCGAGGTCGAGTCTCGCAGGCGCACGAGGAGCGGAGGATGCTGATGGTCATGGTCGCCGCGTTCGCGTTCGCGTTCGCTGTCGTCCTCGTCGGGAAGATCGCCTACCGCACCGGATGGAATGCGGGCGACCTCTGTCGCGCGCTCTTCGATCGCCGCGAGGTGGTCCGCGCGACCATGGCCCAGCATCGAGCAGAGCAGCTGGCCCAGATGTGGGAGCGGCGAGCGGTAGCGCAGATACCAGCCGATCCGACTCAACCAACCAAGGAGACCTGACGAAGAAGCGCTACGCCCAAGTTGGCGGATCGATCTCGTCGCCCCAGTCGCCGAACGTCGGCCCGTCGGCTGGCGGCGCGGCTGCGCTGACCGCAAACAGCGACTGAGCGGTGTGCCCGTTGGCGGTCACGTTCGCGTTGACGTTGCCGGGTGCTACGCCGACCGCGGCGATCTGGCGCGGGTTGTCGGGGTTCACGGTGACCCTCAGGGTTGCTGGGTTGCCGCTGCTCACCGATAGAACCGTCGTGGTGTCGACGAGGCCGGCGGTGATGAGCGTCATGGTGCAGAGGCGGGCTTTGCCCACGGTCAAGGATGTTGACATCGCCGCCACGCTATCATGTCGCAGCGGGGCTACGAACGCGGTAAAACGCTGCACATGGTTGCACCGCTCGGACCGTTCAACACGATGATCGACTCCGCTCTCGAGGGCGTACCTCGGGGCCCGGAGCTCGCGGCGGCGGTCAACCTGCGCATGCGCTTGCGGTCGGATTCGGCGCCGACACCGACGGCGCAACTCGACGTCAAGGACTCGGCGCTGACGCTGACCTGGGCGGATTTCCAGCAGCGCAACCCCGAGTGGTACGGCGACTACTGGGCCGAATGCCGAGCGCTGTACGCCGGCGGCCAGCGCTTGCTCGGGGACCCGAAGGTGCTCGAGCGCCTGTTCCCGCGCAACCTCTTCGAGGACGCGGCGGTGTACGCGCAGCGCAAGGCGCGGGCGCATTACTTCCCGTACCCCGGCACGATCATCGACCACCTGCTCGCCGGCCTCGGGACCGATCCGCTCAAGGTCTCGTTCACGCTGATCGACGACGAGGGCATCGCGGCCAAGCCCGACAAGGAGGCGCAGTGGTGGCAGCACTGGGTGAGCGACGTGACCGACGAGGCCGAGCGCCCGGCGGACTACGGGCTTGAGGACAACGGCACCGACGACGAGGAGGACGACGAGGGCGGGCGATCGATCCATCGGTTCTGCGTCGACGCGCTCCGCGAGGCGCTGCAGACCCGGATCGCGTGGGTGCTCGCCGATCTGCCATCCGCCGACGAAGCGGAACCCGGCGAGGGCAACGACCCGTACCTGTGCCTCGTGCCGGCCGAGCAGGTGATCGACTGGCAGTGCGACGACAAGGGCCGCCTGATATGGGCGACGATCCTCACGTGCGAGTCGATCCGCCCGACGATGAAGGCGCGCCGCGGGATCATCCGGCACACCTACGTGATGTGGGACGCCCACGCGTGGATCAAGTACCAGATCGACGTCGACCCCACGAAGCCGCCGCACCCGGACATGCCGTTCTCGCCGATCGACGGCGCGCCGCACGCGTTCGGCCGTGTCCCGCTTGAGCGGCTGATCCTGCCCGAGGGGATGCACGCGATGGGCAAGCTCCATAGCCTCGCGCGCGAGCACTTCAACAAGCGTTGCGCGATGGGCTGGGCCGAGTTTCGATCGCTGTTCTCGCAGCTCTATGAGTTCCTTGGCCCCGAGGAATCGGTCGGCCTTCCCGTGCCCGACGCGCAGCAGGACAGCGGGCGCGCGGTGAACCAGCTGCGCAGCGTGGGCCACACCCAGGTGCGCGGCAAAGACGACAAGGCGATGTATGTCGGGCCTGCGCCCGAGGTCTTCGTCGCGGCGCGCGAGTCCTGCAACGACGCGATGCGCGAGATGCACCGCGTGATGTTCTCGATGGCGCTCTCCGCGAACATGGACAACGCGGCGCTGCAGCGGAGCGGCGAGAGCAAGCAGCAGGACCACGCGACCACGGCGGTGCTGCTCGACGCGTTCGGCGCGCTGCTCCACCCGTTCGTGCGCCGGCTGTTCGTGCTCGGCTCGCTGGGTCGCGGCACGGCGGTCCCGAAGGCGAGCGTTACAGGGCTCGAGTCATTCGACGTCGAGGGAGTTAACGATGCGATCGCGCTGGCGATCGACGTCTTCAACGGGATCCCGCAAAAGAGCGCGCGCTTCGCCGAGTTGTTTCTCAGCAAGACCTACGGGCAGATCCTCGGTGACGTCCCGCAGGACGATGCCGAACTCATCCGGCAGCAGATCCGCGAGAGCATCACGGCCGAGGAGTTGGCCGCCAAGGCGGCGAGCGATGCGCTGGCGCAAGCCGACCAGCAACCGCCACCCGAGGGTGCACCGCCGGGCGGGTCGGACCCGGCGAAGCCGAAGCCGCCCATGCCGGGCAAGTTCGTGCCGCCGAAGGCCAAGAAGTAGCGGATGTCAACGGTACAGCAAGCCGCAGCCGTCCAGCGCCTGGTTCGCGAGTCGGTGGCCCACGTCGACGCGTTGGCCCCCGAGGCGCTGCGTGCCGTGCTACCAGCCCTGCGCCAGGTCCGCGCCGAGCTCCAGGCCGACATGTTGGACTTCCTGAGCCGGGTCAAGGGCGAGGACAAGTTCAGCGCGCTACGTCGCACCGAGGCCCTGCGCGCGCTCGAGTCGACCTTCGACCGCGTGGCCGAGCTCGATCCGGCCATGGGCCACGCGCTCGCCGCCGGCCGGCACGCGGCGGGGCCGCTGGCGATCGCCAACCTGGACACCGAGCTCACGCGGCTCTCGGCGGTGTTTGGCCACGGCGTCCCGCATCTGCCCGACATCAACACGGCGGCGGTGCTGGCGCAGGGGAATAAGCTGCTCTGGAAGCGGCATGAGTCATCGGCGCGGCGCTACGCGGGCGACGTCGGCAACGACATCAAGCATCTGCTCGCGGTCGGCGTGGCGAAGCACGAGACGATCGAACAGATGGTCGCGAGGCTGCGAGGGCTCGGGGGCGGCTCGCGCCGCGGCCCGTTCGACCCGGGGCACGATGCGGCGGCGATCGCCGGCGGGCTGTTCCAGAGGCAGAGGTACTGGGCCGACCGGTTGGTGCGCACCGAGGTCATGAACAGCTACAACGTGCTCCACGACATCGCGACCGAGCACGCGAACGAGAACCGACCCGACGGTGAGCCCGAGTACGTGCGGAAGTGGGACGCGACCGCGGACAGCGTGACGTGCCCGATCTGCATGGGACTCGACGGCAAGACGGCGCCGATCGGCGGCACGTTCCCGGGCGGCTACGTGCGGCCACCCATCCATCCGCATGATCGCTGCATTCTCGTCGCGTGGAACCCCCGGTGGAGCGACAAGGGCGCCGCGCGCGTCAAGGCCGAATCGATCCCGCCGCCGCAGCCCGAGCCGATTCAACCCGACGACGGGCCGCGCGCGGTCGACAACCGGATCGACGAGCACGAACCCCGGGCCATACGCATCGGCGAGCACCGCATCCACGCCGACGAGGGCGAACCAGTGGCGCCGACGCGTGAGGTTCCGGCTCGCGCGCACGTCACCGAGGAGGCGCACATGGCGGCGACCCAGCGGGCGATCGCGCGCCTGGCGAAGCTGGTGGAGGAATCGCAGGCAGCCGAGCGGGCCGCGGCCCCGCGTGGCACCACGTCGATCTGGCAGCACGGGGACCAGCAGCGAACCCGCCAGGTGGTACACCTCGCCGAGAAGCCGCGCGCCGAATCGTTCCACGACGAAGAGCGACGCAAGCAACGCGAGCATCAGGAGCGCGTGAGGCTCATGCACGAGGGCGAGGCCCGTCGTCGAAACCCGGTGCAGCCCACAGCGGCGGACCGCGGCCCGCTCCCCAAGGCGACCGCGCTGCCAAAGCGGCGATGGTGGCCGTTTGGGCGTTGATCGGTTCGTAGTCGCGATGTAAACTCGGTGCTTGCATGCGCTCTACAACGAGATCGACAAGTTCGCTGCACGGTGGCTCGAGAACCTCACCGCAAGAGGCCACGTCGCAGCCGGAACTGTTGATCGAAGGAGCATCGTCGATCTCGCCGCAGATGACGTTGCCGGACCGGGACAGCGGCATTTCTTCGCTGGGATCGGCGGCTGGTCTTACGCACTCAGACTCGCAGGCGTCCCAGACACCTCAGACATCTGGACCGGGTCGTGTCCGTGCCAGCCGTTCTCCGACGCGGGCAAGAGGGGCGGAACACGCGACGCTCGACATCTTTGGCCAGCATGGTTCGAGCTCATCCGCGAGTGCCGACCTGCAACGATCTTTGGAGAGCAGGTTGCGAGCCGCGACGGACTTGGATGGCTCGATCTTGTTCGCGCTGACCTGGAACGATGCGGTTACGCCTTCGGGGCATCGGATCTGTGCGCTGCGGGCGTCGGCGCGCCGCACATCCGGCAGCGCCTCTACTTCGTGGCCTACGCCGCAGACGCGGGACGGAGATTACAGCTACCGCAACGGGGACCACGATCAGAAGACATTGAAGCTCGGCGGCATCGCGAAGCTGTCGGCCTGGCCGACAGCTTTGGCTCGGGACGCCAAGGGCAAGACGAGTCACACGGAAGGGGGGGCGTGTCTCGGAACGGCTGCCAGTTGGGCAACCCCAGCGGCGCACGAAGCGGGTGGAACCCCAGCGGCGCAGGTCGCACGCAAGCGGAAATCGAGGGCGAATGGAAGCAGCCTCGGGGAATCAGTGACGTCGCTCGCGTTGCAGGTCCAGATGACCCATGGTGTAACGCCGAATGGATCGCCTGTTCCGACGGAGTCTCGCGGCCAATTGAACCCGGACTTGAGCCGTTGGTTGCAGGGCTTCCCGGCCGTGTGGGGTTACTGCGGGGCTACGGAAACGCGATAGTCCCACAGGTAGCCGCCCGCTTCATTCGCGCCGCGCTAGACGTGCTGGAGTAAACGCGGCAAGATGAACCATGGCCCCAAAGATCAAGAAGCCGTCCGACGACAACGAAGACGAGGGCGGTGAGGCCGAGTTTACCGAGGCGCAACTAGCGCGGCTCGGCAGCATGGTCAACTCGGCGGTGAGCAAGCAACTCGGCCGCCAGCTCGACAAGGCCGTCGAGTCCGCGATCACGCCGCAGCTGACGAAGATCGAGGAACTGCTCAAGGCCCGCCCCAAGGCCGAGGAGCACGAGGACGATGAGGATGAGGACGAGACCCCGCCGCCGAAGGCGAAGAACGGGCACGCGAAGAACGGCAAGCAGGCGGCGCGACCAGCCGACCGCGAGAGCCCGGCGCTGATCGCGATGCAGCGCAAGCTCGACGCGCTCGAGGCCGAACGCAAGACGGAGAAGGCGCAAGCCGCCGCGCTCACCAGGGACACGGCGCTCCGCGACCACCTCGGCAAGCTGGGGGTCAAGACGGAGCTCATGCGCGGCGCGGTTGCGATCCTCCGCGAGAACACGCGGCAGGACGACAAGACGGGCGAGTGGTCGTACATCGCGCAGCGCGACGGGTACACCGAGGAGCTCGACCTCGGGGCCGGCGCCAAGGACTGGATCGCGACCGACGAGGGCAAGGCTCACGTGGCTCCGCCCACGCAACCAGCTCGCGGCGGCACCGGGCTACCGCGCGTGATCGGCAACGCCAGCCCGGGGCGCACGACGCCGAGCAACGATGCGAAGTCGGTGCGCGCCGCGAAGGTGGCCGAGGCTCACGCGTTGCTGGCGTCAGCGGCGGCCGAGCTGGTGACCGGTCAGATCCCGACCGGCTAGTCGGCCTCGATGACGATTACGATCTCGGTGTCGGGATCGTCGTCAAACTGGCCCGGATCGAACGGCGCTCGCAGATCCTCGGCGTACATCTCGAGCGCGAGCGCGGCTCCAGGGTAGCCGAGTTGAGTGCGCAGCACGCGGGCCATCGCGCGGGCTGCCCCTCGTCGGAGCGCGCGTTTGGCGTCGCCATCGCGAGCGAGCGGCAACTCGAGAAATTCTGCGATGTGGGCGCCGGTGCCGGCGGCGAGCCGGGTCACGGGATGACCAGAAAGTGAAAGGTTGCCATCGTCCCGCCGGTGGGCGACGTGAGGCGCCACTCGGACGCGCTTACCAGCACAGGGTCCATCGCGGCCACGAAGTCGGCGCGCGCAAAGGTCAGGAGTTGCATGCGGCGCAGCTCGTCGAGCAGGAACGTGCAATCGGGGTCAGTGAGGTCGATACCCGGGATGGTGCTGAGGAATACCTTACGGTCTCCGAACCGAACCCCGCTCGCGCGTGCGTCATCGAGGTACGCCGTCGCGATAAAGCGGTACGCCATCGGCGCCGTCTCCGCGGTCACCACAGCGACACCCCGCCCTCGATCTGGGCCGTGGTCGGCTCGACCTCGTCACCCGCCAGCGCGGCGACCTTGAGCAACTCTTCGGCCGGCACGTCCTCGCGGTGATACGCGAGGTAGTGGACCGCGAGCGAGTTGGTCAGCGCCTCGCCGACGTGGTGGTCGGCATTGTCGCTCGCCGACCGGCAGCCGTGCCCGGTGCAGCTGTGCTGGCCGCGGTAGTGGTTTCCGATCCGTGCTGTCGCGAGCGCGGCGGCCATCTTGCGGGTCAGGCCGTCGATCACGGGGGTCGCCGAGCGCGGGCTCGTAGGCTCGACCATGAGCAGGTGCTGGCTGTCGAGGACGATCACGACCGGCTCCATACCGCGACGAATGCCGCGACGTTGGCGACGAGCGCGAGCAGGAGCCACATGGCGGCCGAGTGACCGCAAACCGCAAAGACAGCGACGACAACGACACCGAAGATGCAGCCGCTGTTGGCGGCGGTCTCGATTGCTTTGTTCATGCTTAGTTTGTAGCACCGGAGTAAACCGGGCGCAAGGGGGGATCGCTCCGAATTCGTCGAAATCGCCTACCCGCCGATTTTCGTTGACTTTCTAGTCGTGTCACGTAGCGTATTACTCACTACACTTCCTGTGGAGCCAGGAGTGGGAGCACGGCAGGGGATGACCCTGGGCGAACGCGGCGCGGGCGAACCCGCGTGCACCGCCCCAGGAGCCTCCATTGTCGATCGTCGCAACCGCTCAAATCGCCTCGGCGCTGACCACGATCTTCGAGGATCGCATCGCGTCACAGATCAACCGCGCCACGGTGCTGCTCCAGGTGCTGCCCGTCGGCAACGGCACCACGGGAAAGAACATCACGTGGGCCGCTCGCTTCGGTACCGCGGTCGGAGCGGCCCGGGCCGAGGGCGCTGCCGTCGTGACGTTCGACAACGACGACAAGATCCCGGCCGCGCTCGAATTCGGCACGTACGACACCGCCTTCTCCGTCACCGGCAAGGCGATGGCGATGGCGGCGGCGGCGCGCAATCCCGAGGAGCTGAGCAACCTGTTCGTCGACGAGCTCGGCGACAGCGTCGAGCGTCTCGCCAAGGGTGTCGCCGGCGATCTGTGGGTCGGGTCGGGCGCGGCCAACTTCATTTTCGGGCTGCTCGCGACGGGCGGCCCGCTCTCGAACACGGGTACGTACGCCGGCATCGACCGCGCCGTGCGCACGCAGTGGCAGTCCAACGTCAGCGCGAACGGCGGCGTCGGGCGCGCGCTCACGTTCGATGTCATGCGCGCGATGCGAGCGCAGATCTACCGCGCCTCGGGCATGAAGCCGGATCTGTGGGTGACCACGCCCGAGCTCTACAACAAGTACGGCTCGCTATTCGGCCAGCAACGCCGCTACGTGATGGACATCCGGCTCCGCGGCCAGCAGATCGCGCTCGACGGCGGATTCACCATGCTGGAGCACGACGGCGTGCCGATTCTCGAGGATGTCGACTGCCCGACCGGCAACATGGTCGCGCTGAACACGGCGACGATCCGCGTGCTGCAGCTGCCCGACCAAGTCACTGCGGCGAACCAGTCGATGGCGATGATCTCCGTGATGGGCACGCCGGAGGAGCAACTCGGCCAGCCAACCGGCAAGCTCACGGCGCGCATCCACGCGCTGGGGCCGACGGGCGACGCGTACCCGTTCCAGCTGATCATGTACCCGCAACTGCAGTGCCGGTACCCGTTCCGCAACGGGGTGATCAAGGATCTCGACGCCGCGCTGTAGAGATCATCCGAGCACAGGAGCAGGCATGCAACCGCACCGCAGTGAAAGTGACATCGAGTTTGACCGCGCTGCGCGCGAGGGCGGCGACGTGCGCGTCGTCAACGTCAGCCCGTTCGACGCGCGCATCGAAATCGCCACGGTCCCCGGCTCGCCGCCGCGAATGATCAGGCTGGCCCCGGGCGAGACCACGCTGCTCTCACGCGGCTATACCGTCGAGACGCGGGGCGCGAGCAAGCACTACATGGTGCCCGCCGCGATCGAAGTGAACACGACGCGCGAGGCGTGGCCCGGCCGACGATCGATCAAGGAGGGCAAGGAGACGTGGCACACGAACCCCGGCCCGCGGTTGCCGCAGGTGGTCGCCGAGAGCAAGGCCGATGCGGTCAGGGCGCAGTGGGACCAGGCGATGTCGCAGCGCGCCGAGGCCGAGAAGGCCCCGATGCGGATCGTCATGCAGCGCACCGACGGCACGAGCGTCGAAGTCGAGGCCGCCGTCGAACCCGCCCCCCGAGCGCGCGCGCCGGTGGATGATGGCGGGATCGTCCCGATCCCCGACGACGATCCCGACGACATGCCACCGCTAGTCCTGCCGCCGATGCAGCCGACCGCGCCAGCGCCGGTCAAGCCCGAGATAAAGAGGGCCGGCCGCTAGCATGGCGTTCACGGGCGCAGAGAAGGCGACCATCCGCGAGTACATGGGATGGAGCGCGCGCTTTGCGCAATACGACACCGCGCTCGAGCGGGCGATGTCGGCGATCGAGACGATGCCCGACGACGAAGCCAAGGCCCGCACGCACCTCGTGGAGCTCGCGCGGATCGACGCCGCGATCCAGGCGTGCGAGGCCCGGTTCAAGGCCACGAAGGTCGGCTCGATCGTCTTGTCGGAGAGCGAGCTCTCGCGGCTGCGGTCGCGCGGCGCGGAGCGGCTCGGCCGGCTGGCAACGCTCCTCGGCTGCGAGGTCCGAGACAACCCGTTCTCACCAGACCTGCCGCGCTGGCGCGCCGGCTTCGGCGGACCCATCGGAGGCGGCAACTCGCAGATGATGGGATGATCAATTCCTCGTCGCGCGTGGAGCGATACGCTCCAGTGCCGCCCACGCGCGACGTTGGATCTACTGAGCAAAGGACAACATGGCGACCGCACCCTGCAGCACCGCAAGCCCGATGATCTTCACGCTCTCCGAGGCGACCGCCGCGCAAGCGACGTGGGTGTTTCACCTCGTCAAGAGCGCGGACTCGACGGACGCGACCGGGCTGGTTCCGGTCATGACGATCAGCAAGGCGGGCGGGGCGTTCGCGGCGCCCAACGGCGGCACAGCCATCACCGAGCTCACCAACGGCTGGTACAAGGTCGTCCACAACGCGGGCGACCTGGACACGCTCGGCGCGCTCGGCGTTCGCATCGCGGTGGCGACGGCGGACACGCTGAACATCGTCCACCAAGTCTCGGCGCTCGATCAGAACGTCGCCACCGTCAACCCCGGCGCCGGCGGCCTGGTCGCGGCCAGCTTCGGCAGCGACGCGCTCGCCGCGATCTCGGCGCCCCTGAACATCGTCAGCAAGGTGTTCGCGATCACCGCCGACGGCGACAGCGCGGTGTCGATGTTCGAGTGCCAGGACGCGATCATCACCGTCACCGGCACGTTCGGCGGCGGCTCCGTGCAGGCGCAGACCACCGAGGACCCGACGGTCGCCGTGCCGGTCTGGACGAACCGCGGAGCCGCGATCACGACCAGCAACGCGGCGACCCCGCTCACCGTCACCGGGCCGCACAACGCGATCCGGCTGCACCTGACCGGCAGCACGACGCCGGCCATCGCGGCCACGATCGCGCTCCGCAAGGCGGCGACGCTGTCCTGATCATGGCGACCCCGGTTCTCATCGGCTCGGCAGTCCTGGACCCAAACGTCCTGGTGGACTCGCTCGTGCCCGATGTGATCGACGGGCTACGCGAGGAGCTCCACCCGCAATTCGGCGTGCGCGCGTACCGGACCTACCGCGTGATCCGCACGTGGACGGGACAGGTCGCGGGCGATGGCGATCCCGTCGACGTCGGCGCCGAGATCCGACCGCAGCCTCGGGTGAAGCAGTGGGACGGCCTGAAGTACGTGCAGGCGGTCTGCGGTATTCGCGAGCTGGGCGACGTGCGGCTGACCGAGGTCTCGCTGACCTACTCGGACAGCGATCTCACCGGTCAGCCGCTCGCGGCGAACCAGGAGATCATCATCGCGATCGGCGAAGCGCACGGGCAAGGCTCGCCGCTGCGCGTATGGACGCACATCGTGCCGCCGTTCATTGATCGCGAGGTCGATATGGGCTGGGTGTTGAACCTCCGTCGCGTGGAGGCCGCGCCGCCATGGGTTCCGTGATCGAGGTCGACATGCGCGAGCTGGCGGCCGCGCTCAAGGGCGGCGAGCGCAAGATCCGCCGGGCCATCGCCCGCGGCGCGCTCGCGGGGGCGCACCGGGGGCGCGCTGTCGTCGTCGCGGTCACGCCGGTGGACATGGGGCCGATGAAGGCCGCATGGAAGGTCAACAAGGGCCTCGCCGATTTCGAGGGCGTGGCCGACGGCGTGCTCGCGACCCTTGAGAACGATCATCCGGCGATGGCCGCCGTGGAGCTCGGCTCGCGGCCCCACAAGATGTCACCGGCCGGATGGACGGCGATCTACGAGTGGGTCCGCCGGCACCATCGGGGCGGTGTGATGGGCGGCAAAGGCCGCATGCGCCCGCGCAAGAGCGTGATGGGACCGACCGCGCCCTACCACGGGGACGATCCGGTGATCAGCGCGATCACCAACGCGATCGTCCATCGAATCGCGGTCAAGGGCACGCCGGCGCGGCTGTTCGTGCGCAACGCGATGCCCGACATCAAGGCCGCGATGGTCGAAGAGGTCGAGCGCGCGCTCGCCAATGCCGAGGCGCAGCCGTGACGTGCGTCGTCCGCATCGAGGCGCTCGAGGCGTTCACCGCGCTGGTCGAGTCGCAGATTCCTGCGCTGGTCGGGCGCACGTGCGCCGGCCAGGCGCCGAGCGGTGAGCTCGAGAAGCTGCCGAACCTGTCGATCGAGCCCACGCGCTGGATGTACGCGATGGATCAGGCGGCGCAGACCGCGACCCTGCCCGGCAACGTGGTGGTGTACGACGTCGGCAACCACGAGGCGTCGTGCGTTGTGTCGATCATGGCGACCTCGCCGCGCCAGCGCGCCACGCTCGAGCAGCAGGTGATCGACCTGTTTCTCTCGAGCAAACACCCGCTGACCGGCATGCACATGCCGGGCGTGATCGCGTTCCTGATCTCGAATTGCCCCGAAGTCTCGCGCTGGTCGTCCTCGTTCGAGCTCGACTCCGACGAGTGGGTCGAGACGCTGGCGATGGACCGGCGCTACGAGAGCCGCATGATCGTCAACGCCACGATCCCCGCGCTCACCGTCGACTCGCCCGTGTACACGATGACGGCGCTGATCATGGGCGTTGACGTCACGCCAACGCCGACAGATGCGACTACGGCGCCGCCGGTCGGCGATCCCACCGTCGAGCTGATCACGATCAACGCGGACGGGACCATCACGAGGAGCGCCCCTTGAGCGATGTTTATTTTTCGAGCAACCCCTCCGACTACGCCAAGCTCGAGGGGCTTTACATCGCCGAGCGCGGGCCGACGGGGTTCATCCGTGGCGCCGACTTTCAGACGACCGGCATCGGCGGGCGCTGTGTCCGCGGGCCGGACGACCCGCAGCCGATCACCAGCGTCGGGCGGTTCCTGGACATCTTCGGCGCGCGCGACCAGGGCTCGGGCGGCGCGATCGTCGGCGAGGTCTGGAAGGCGCTGCTCAACAAGTCGTTCGGCTCGCTGGTCATCCAGCGCGTTCGCGCGGCCGATGCGGTCAAGGCGTCATTCACGCTCGAGACGGCGGCCGGCGGCGCGGGAACCGCGGTCCTGCAGATCGACGCGTCGAGCGTCGGCGCGTGGGGCGGGGCTGTCGGGTGGAACGTCGCGGCGGCCACCGATGGCAACGCGAACCACTTCAACCTGACCCTGCAGTACCTCGGCAAGAGCACGGTCTATCAGAACGTCGACATCAGCGGGACGAACGACAACACCGCGGCGCTCGTCGGCTCGGACGTCGCGCGGCTGGTCAACCTGACGAAGATCGCCGCGGGCCGGCCGAACAACAGCGCGGCGACCGTCGACGGGGCAGATACCAACGGCTACACGCTGCTCGGCCAGACCGTTGCCGCGTATACCTCGGTCGCGGGAACCGATGGCACGCTCGTCGTGGGCGACTATACGGCCGGCGTCGGAAACCTGGCGGTGTACCCCGGGATCTCGACCGTGATCGTGCCCGAGGCGGTCGCGGGTTCGAGCGCGACCTACCACTCGAGCCTCGTCACGCTGTCGGCCACGATCGCCGATCGCATCTTCCTGACCTGGGCACAGGTTCACGGGCAGCCGGTCGCGACCGAGGTCACGCAGATCGGTACGCAGATCACCACGCGGACCGATCGCATCGTGTGGTGTTTCAACTCGGCGTTCACGATCGACCCGTCAACGACGCAGGAGGTTCAGACCGCGCCTCACGTGTGGCTCGCGTCGATCCTGTCGCAGATCGACGTCGACATCCACGCGGGGTCATTCCAGACCGTGGCGCTCCTCGCGGGCATCACGCGGGTCACCAACACGGCGCTCACGCGGCTCGACCTGATCGCGCTCAAGTCCGCCGGCATCTCTACCCTCGAGCGCAACTCGGATGGGTTCCAGTTCCGCTCGGTCGTGACCACGAGCCTCACGCCGGGCCGCACCGAGCTGGCGCGGCGGCGGATGGCGGACTTCCTGCAGCTGAGCCAGGCGAGCCGGCTACGCACGTACGTCAAAGGGAAGAACACCCCGGAGATCCGCGCGCAGATGGCCGCCGAGGTCACCGCGTTTCTGCTCGGGCTCAAGGTGATCCCGCGCGTCGTCGAGGACTTCTCCATCGACAACATCAGCGTGAACACGCCGGCGCAGCGCGCGCAGGGCGAGGAGCACTTGCTCGAGCGGGTGCGGCTCATCGGGCACATGCTCGCCGTCGTGCTCGACACCGACATAGCCACGGGCACTGTGATTCAGCATCAGTAAAAGGAGATCGACGGTGGCTTTAAAAACGCGTGGCTCAGGAGCAACCATCAAGATCGCCGTCGATGGCGAGGTTCAATCCGGCTCGATGATCAAGGTGCGCGACTTCACCGCGACCCCACGCACGACGATCAACGAGGACGACTACCTCGGTGAGCTCGAGACCGATCTCGACATCCAGCACCACGGATGGGACGTCGGGTTCTCGATCGACACCACCGACGACGCGGCGATCAACTATACCGACGATCTCATCGCGCGCGAACAGGCGCACGCGCGGCCCGCCGAGATCACCATCACCGTGATCTACACGTTCACGGACCCGAGCATCCGCGGGCGCGTCGCCGTGTTCCATGCCGGATTCCTCAAGCAGGACGAGGAGACGTTCGGCGGACGCAAGGAAATCGTCAAAGGGAAATTCAGCGGCAAGTTCAAGCGCCGCGATCTGCTGAACGTGTAACCGAGCCGGCGCGGCTTCGCCGGTAGCACTGGAGCAACCATGGAACTTCTAGCGACCAAAGACACAGGCCCCCCAGCGGCGAGCCAAGTGCTCGACGATTTCTCGCGCGAGCTGCGCCAGCGCTACCCGTTCCCGTGGCCGATCAAGCGCTACGTGCTGCCCCTCGTGGTCACCGAGATCCGCGAGGTCTTCATGCGCGAGCTGCGGTCGCGCGACGTCATCGAGGCCGCCACGATGGCCGATTCGCTCATGAGCGGGATCGAGAAGGCCAGCTTCAAGCTCAGCAACGAGGCCGAGGAACGCGAGTGCATCCGGCTGGCGATCGTTGGGTTCGGCGAGTTGCGCGGCGGCGCGGTCGTGTATCGCCACGTGAACGCGAACGGCACCCCGCTCGCCGAGATCAACAACTTCGGGAAGCGCATCTGGGACGCGATGTCGCGCTACTACAACGACACCAACGGCCTGCCCTTCGAGGAGTTCATTGAGGGGTTGAGGGGAGGGCAGACCGTCGGCGCGTTCGCTCTTCCGACAAGCGGGACCCCCGCAAGCGCCGATCCTGGGAGGTCCGGCGGCTAGCCTGGGGCGAGTTCACGCGGCTGTACTGGCACGGGTACCCCGGCACGTACGACGACTTTCTCGACCTGACCCTTACCGACCGGTACCTCGCCGGCGAGACGCTGAATGACCTGATCGAGATATCGAACGAGCGTGGGAGCGCGCGACCCAAAGAAGACCGCTGAGTATGGCAAGCGAAACTACCTACCTCGTCAACGTGAAGTACGCGATCGATTCGCGTGCGGGGCAGGCAGGCGTCAAGGGCCTGAACGAGAACGTCAAGGATCTCGCGCGCAACTCCGAGCTGGCCAAGGGCGCGTTCATCGCGCTCGGCATGCAGGCGATCGAGCTGGGCAAGCGCGGGTTTGACGTGCTCAAGAAAAACTTGATCGACTTCAACGCCAACGTCCAGAGCGCCAAGATCGGCCTGTCCGCGATGATCCAGGGCAACCTCGGCGGCTCGTGGGACAAGGCCACCGAATCGGCCGCCGGGCTCTACGACGAGTTTCAGAAGTTCTCGACGCAGACGCCGGTCACGACGTCGGAGATCATGACGTTCGGCAAGGCCGTGGCGGTCGCGACGTTCCAGGCCGGCGGATCGATCAAAGACCTGACGACGATCACCGAAAAAGGCGTGATCGCAGCGAAGGCGTTCGGATACGAGAGCGCCTACTCCTCCCTCGAGATCTCCGAGATGCTGTCCGGCAACGTCAGCCAGCGCATGATGTTTGCCAAGCAGCTCCTCGGGATGGCGCATACCAACGAGGAGGAATTCCGCAAGCTCAACGCCGAGCAGCGCAAGACGCTCGTGATGAAGACGCTCGACTCCGAGGCGATGCACAACGCGCAGGCCGCCTTCACCGACTCGTGGGCGGGCGTGACGTCGACGCTCGAAGACAAGATTCAGATCGCGCTCGGCAAGGTTGGGCTACCGCTGTTCAAGGCGATCACGGCCGAGGTCGCGAAGTGGAACGCGTGGCTCGATAAGAACGCCGTCACCGTCGAGAAGATCGGTCGCGATCTCGGAGAAGGGCTCGCGCACGGGTTCGGCGTCGTGAAGGACGCGATCGGATTCCTCGTCGAGCACCGTGAAGCGCTCATGACGATGGGCAAGATCTGGCTTGCCGTGAAGATTGGCGGCGCGCTCGGCGGCGGTCTGCTCGGCGCGGGTGGTGGCGTCGGACGGCTCGCGGGATGGGCCGGTGGCATGGGCGCGATGTCGGGCCCGCTGCAAGAGGGCGAGCAACGCAACATGGGCAGCGGGATGCGAACGCAGATGGGTATGGGCAACATCGCTGGCGCGATCCCGCTGCTGGCGCAGAGCGCAGCGGTCGGCTACGCGTTCGGGTCGATTGTCAGCGAGGCGACCGGACTCAAGGAGGGGTTGCACAACCTGGCGATCGGTGAGGTCGGCAGGGAGCTCGAGCGCGTCAAGCGCGCCAGTGACTCGCTCAGCGACGCGCTCGAGCGAGCAGCTGCGGCGCAGCCTGATGCGGGGCGCGCGATCACTAACCTCGCCGGGTCGCAGGAGCGCTACAAACAGCTTGGCAATCTGGCGGGCGATGTCAGTCGCGCCGCGGCGCAGGGCGACCCAGCCATCGACAAGCGCAACGCGATGGAAGCGATGGGCATCGGCAACGACGACATCTCCAAGGCCGGCGGCATGAAGGCGTTCGCCGACCAGATGAACGCCAAGGCCGCGGAGCTCGGGCAGCGGCAGGCCGATCTCCAACTCACGACGCTGACGGTGTGGGAATCGGGGCTGACCTCACTGACCGACTACCAGCAGCAGACGCTCGACGTCGCCAAGGCGCAGCAGAGTATCCTCGCGTACCTCAACTCGCACGGGCTGCAGATCGATCCGATCTCGCTGGTCAAGCTCATGCGCGAGGCGTCGGATGATCCGACGGGTACGCACAAGCCGATGTCCGAGAAGCCCAACGTCAACGTCCACATCGCGCGCATCGAGGTGCAGAGCGATAATCCAGACCGCATGGCGTTCGGGCTGATCGAATCGTTCCGCGACGCGGCAAAGAACCCATCCAGCGCGTTCGCCGCGCTCAGGGAGGGGTAGTGGCCGAGGGCGTTTTCACCGTGCTCGAGATCAACGACGGCAGCGATCCGGCGAACGCCGACATTGCCGAGTTGTTCGAGTGGACCGCGGACTCAACGGCCAAAACCCCGTTCGACGGCCAGCGCGGCGGAGGCGCCAAGGCGTGTCCGATCAAGCCGTGGGGAATCGGCGGTGCACAGCGGACGGTGCGCACGAACTACCCGAATGCGAAGATCCCGAGCGCGCAGGTGCTCGGGCCGATCCACAAGCCGCATTCGTTCTCGGGCAAGTGGGACGACCGCTACAACGGGCCGGGCTACGCGAAGTTCGAGTGGCGCCGCTTCACGTCGATGTGCGAGCGCGGATCGATCGTCAAGGTCCAGTACGACGACCTCGCCTACGAAGGAATCATCACGGAGTGGACCTGCAACGTGCAGCGGGTCTGGGATATCGACTACCAGTTTACGATCGACGTCTACAACCGGCCCGACGAGACTGACCGCTCGCGCGTCCCGACGACGCCGAACGACGCCATCACCTCGCTCGACGCGCACGACACTGCCGTTCAGGCGACGCTCGACGCCGACCAGCGAGCGCCGCGCAACGCGATGACGGGCACGCTCGCGGACGACGTGAGCACATCGCTCGTGGGCATGGTCGATGCGCGCGAGTCGCTGGCGGCATCGATCGACCGTGGGATCGGTCGCGTCATCAATGCGCCGGACCGGCTGCTCGGCGTGGTCGATCGCGGACTCGCCACCGGCGAGAACGTGTTCACGCGGATCGCCACGCAGTTCCGCGCGGCGCGCGGCCAGGCGTTCAAGCTGATCGTCCGACTCTCTCGGGTGCGCGCCGATCTCGACATGGCGCAGCTGACCGCGATCGGCGTGCTCGACTTCGAGGACTGGTCGCGGTCGCTGAGGTACACCGCACGGATCGCGATGGGCACCGCGCTCGCTGGCGACCTTGGAATGACGGAGCACGCCGAACCCAACGCGGTGCGGCTGTATCGCCCGAGCGCAGGCGAGCACTTGTACGGGATCTCGCGGCGGTTCTACGGCACGGCGCACGCCTGGCGACTGATCTACGACAGGAATGCGCTCAAAACATTCGTGATGGCTGGCAGCGAGACGCTGATCATCCCAGAGCGAGGTGCGTCGTGAGCGCGTTCGGTCATGGCGGGATGATGTTCGAGGAGGCTCCGCGCGAGCACGCGAAGATCTTCCGGCCGCAGGCGCGCGCGATCCTGCAGGTGATCTGCGACGGGTTCGGCGCCTCGGTGCAGGACTCGGAGATCCAGGTCATCCCGATCATCCCGAAGAACGTCACGGTCCACATCAACAGCTACAAGCAGGCCGACAGCTTCGAACTGGTCTTCGACGTGCTTGATCTGCCCTTCGACCCGCAGATCATCCGCGCCGGCGCCGCGGAGATCTTCATCTTCGAGTCGCTCGGCGATCAGCGTGTGGTCGATCGGCGGCACCCGTTCACCGCGGCGGACCCGGGCAACGTGCGCCCGCGGTCGCCGGTCGACACGCTCGAACTCGAGCTGGGCACCGACGCCGCGCGCGACACGTTCACGCTCGGCAACCCGCCGCGGATCGTCGGAACGTTCGACGACGTGGATATCGAGCTCTCGGACAGCGGGAAGTGGGTCACGATCAAGGGCCAGGACTACACGGCGTTTCTGGCCTCGATCCAATTTCCGCCGAACGCCAGCGGTACCGCGCGCAGGATCCCGATGGGCAAGCGGCTCGATATCATCGTCGACAACCTGATCGAAGAGGCTGACCCGGACCGCCAGCTGAGCGTTGCGGTGCGCGGGATCGACGTCGCCTCGCTGCCCGTGGTCGGCGGCAATCTCGAGGTCGCCGGCAACAAGCGCGGGATCTCCGTCGAGCAGGCTACCAGCTACTGGGATGTGATCTACAAACTCGTCGAGCGGTACGGGTTCATTTGCTTCGTCGACGGGCTCGACGTCGTGATCTCGCGCCCGAAGACGATCACGGACAAAGACACGTCGAAGATCCGACGCATGGTCTGGGGCAAAAACCTTGAGCACTTGACGATGCGGCGCCACCTCGGCAAAGAACAGGCACCGACGATCGTGGTGCGTTCGTACGTCGGTCACGGCAAGACGCTAACCGCGGAATTCCCGGCGAACCAGATCGACCGGTCCGGCGTGTTCGTCTCGAAGGCGCTCCACGGCAAGAACGCGAAGTTCAAATTCAAGACGCACATCAAGGAGTCGACCTCGATCAGCAAGCGGGGCAAGGTCAAGACGACGGTGCGCGAGCGCGACGAGTATCAGATCGTCGACGTACACGGCATCACGGACCAGGCGGCGCTGCAGCGGATCGCCGAGAACCGCTACCACCTGCTCGGCAAGGCCGAGCGCACGGTGATCGCGAAGACCAAAGACCTGAAGGATCTGCACGGGCTCGATCTGCTCAGCATCGCAGCCGGCGACGCCGTGGGGATCGAGTGGGACGAGTTCAACATCGAGATGCTGTCGAACACGGCGCTGTCCCCAGCGGTGAAGCAGCGACACCTCGAGGCTCGCGGATTCCAGGCTGGCGTTGCGCAGACGATCGTCAAGCACTACGCGATCCTTCAGGGACTCACGCGACCGATGCGTTTCAAGGAGGGCACGATCGAGTACGACGTCGACAGCGGCGTCAGCATCGAAATGGAACTCCAGGACTTCATGGTGATCGATGGCATCCGGCCCGACAGCGGCGCGGTGCAACCGCCCACGCTCGCGACGCGGCGGCAGACGCTGCGCAAGGCTGACGGCAAGCCCGTCGGGTGGACTGCCGCGTACCAGGCAGCGCAACAGAAGCGGTGGGACCGATGAAAATCACCGCACCATATCGCGGGCGTCGAGCGGTGAAACGGCTCGACCTGACCGATATGAAGGCCGCCTTCCGCGACTCGCGGATGTGGTGCTCGGTCGGCGTGGTCAGCAAGCCCGACGATGGCGGCCCGCACTTCGAGATCACGGACACCGACGTGCTCGTCGAGGTCGTGCTGCAGCCGTCGCAGGTGCCGGCGACGTGCCGGCTGTCGGCCGCGCTATGGCGCGTGCCCGACCTCGGCGACGAGGTGGTGGTGATAATCCCAGAGGGCAAGATCGACTTCATGCCCACGATCTCCGACGTGCTCTCGAACGGCTCGGTGCCGACGGCACAGGGGCCCGCGGCGGGGCGCATCGTGATCACGCGCGGCGAGGTGCTGGTCCACGACGGCAACGGCGGTGCGGTCTCGCTCGCGCTCAAGAGCGACGTGGTGAACGTGGACAACAAGTACAGCGCTCATCTCCACGGTGCCAGCGGCGCGCCAACCACGGGCCCGCTGTCGGCGTTCGTGCCGGGCGTGCCGCCGGTCGCGACCCCGCTGGGGTCGGCTGTCATCGCCGGAACAACTGTACTGAAGGCGCAATAGCCGATGCTGAAGCACACACGGACAGCCACCCTGCCAGCGAGTACGAATGCCGCACAAATACAAGCGGCGGACTGGAACGACGAGCACGTCGTCGACGATGCAGCGGCGCTGAGGACAGCACTGGGATTGGCCGCTGTGGCAGTAAGCGCTAGCGCGGCCGATCTCGCGACTGGCACACTCCTGGCCGCTCGCATGCCTGCGCTGACTGGACCGATCACGACGAGCGTCGGCGCCGTCGCGACGTCGGTCACCAACAACGCGATCACCAACGCGATGCTCGCGCAGATGGCCGCCAACACGTTCAAGATCAACAACACGGGGTCGCCGGCGAACGCGATCGACGGGACCATCGCTCAGGTTCTGACCATGCTCGGCATCGCTGCGGTCTTGCCCGGTGACTGCGGCGATGGTCGAGACGGAACGGCGGTGCTCGATGGCACCAACACGGTCGCGTGGGCATCGAAGTCTGGTTCGGTCTACACGATGACCACCAACGTGCAGGCCGCGGCACTGACCGTCGGCTCGGGGATCACGCTCAAGATCGCGGGATCGGCGGTCCGCTGTCGCACGCCGATCGCAAACGCAGGAGTGATCGATTGCTCCGGCGGCCCGGCGTCGGGCAGCACAGACGGGGCGGCGCCGATCGGAGCGGGCGCGCTCTTTCCGCAGACGCTGTCGAGCGGGACGAGCAGCAGCACAGCGCCGCAGTGCTTCGTAGCGTCGGCTGCGGCCAATGGCGGAGCCAGCGTGGGCGGCGGCGGATCGAACGGCGGCAACGCCACGGCACCCGGGACGATCGGGCGCGGCGGTGGCGGCGGAGCGGGCGGCAACACGTCACCGTTCACGTTGCAGGGCGATGCGGGGTCGAGTTCGCCGTCGGTCGTGCTCGCGACCGTCGCGGGTGGATTCGGGGATCCGTGCTCGGCGTCGATCGCCGAGAGCGCACGGAGCTACGGCGGAACCCCGTACACGCTCGGCACATGGGGCGGCGCTGGCGGCAACGGCAGCGGCCCAGGTGGCGGCCGGGGCGCGCCTGGCGGCTACAGCTACATCTGCTGCCCGGGGATCACGGGCCCGGGCATAGTCACGTGTGCAGGCGGTGCCGGCGGTGCGGGCGGCAGTGCAGGCGGTGGCTCGGGCGGCGGCGGCGGCGGCGGCGCGGGCGGGATCCTGATCCTGAAGCTGCAAGGCTACGGCAACGCCAATACCGTATCGGTTGCCGGCGGCGCGGCCGGCCTGGGCGGAGTCGGGGGCGGTGGCGGCAACGGCGGCAACGGTTCGGCTGGAGGCAGCGGAGTGCTGATGGTGCTCTGATGACCGCGGGCGCCTTCGCTGACGCGTTTTCGCCGGCATTCGCCGTCGATGAAGTGTCGAGCGACAGCGCGACAAGCGCCAGCGGCCTATCTGCGTCGGATCTCGCAGCGCAGACCGCCGGGTTGTTCGGCACCGATATTTGGCTCGATGTCTCGCGGCCCGACGCCAGTGGCGAGGCCAACTACGTCATCACGCCGACCGGTGACTTGACGCTGGTCATGGGCCGCGAGGCGCTGCGGCAGTCGTTGATCCGGCGAACCATCACGAACCCGGGCGAGTGGCGCACGCTGCCCAACTACGGAGTTGGCGCGCGGCAGTACGTCAAGGGCCAGAACACGCCGGCCAAGCGCGCCGAGCTCGAGTCGCGAATCCGGGCCAACTACCTCCAGGACCCACGTGTGCTCACCGTCGACACCGCGATCGTGACGCCGCTCGACGATGGAAGTCAGGGGATCAGGATCTCGGTGACGGTGACACCAAAGGGCCGGCTGCGCAGTGACCAGCCGATGCCTGTGATGGTGGAGATCCGCTAGTGCCCGTAGCACCCAGCTTTGACGACCTGCTGGCCCAGTTCGAGGCTGAAGCGCTTGAGCAGTTGCCGGTTCTCTCGTTCGCCGACGGTGATGTCACGCTCGCGCTCGAGCACGGTGCCGGTGCGATGGCCGACGCGGTGATCCGGCTCGTGGTGCAGTCGTTCAGGGACACGTTCATTGACGGCGCAAAGAGCGACGCGTTGCGCACGCTGGTATCGGATCACCTGAACATCGAAGCGGTCCCGCCCACGTTCGCGCAGGCCGCGGTGACGTTTGCGCGCACGGCCGGCGGCGCAGGCGGATCGATCCCGGCCGGGTTCGCCGTCGGTTCGCTGTTCGATGCGGCCGGCAACTCGTCGACGTACACCACCGACGGGAATGTGACGTTCGGGATCGGCGACAACGGGCCGCACGCGATCGGCGTGACCGCAAAGATCGCCGGCAAGGCCGGCAACGTCGCTGCAGGGCAGATTACGCGGACGATCGATACCCCGTTCTCGTCGCTGGTCACGGTCACGAATGCGGCGGTTGCGGGCGGGGGCAACGACGGCGAGTCCGACGACGAGCTGCGAGTGCGGGCGCGCAATTTTTGGCAGACCCTGCGCCGCGGCACGCTGGGGGCGCTTGAGTTCGGTGCGCTGCAGGTCCCGAGCGTGCGGATCGCCAAGGCCACCGAAGACCCGATCACGGGCATCGTCACGCTCGTCGTGACCGACTCCGATGGCAACAGTACGGCGCAGATGGTCGCTGACGTCGTGGCCGAGATCGAGAACTGGCGCGCGGCGGGATCGATCGTCACCGTGATCGGCGGCGCCGCGCTGATCGTCAACGTGACCGGCACGCTGATCGCCGAGCCGGGCGTCGATACGTCAGTGCTCGGGCCCGTGGCGGCGCTGGCAATCGCCGGCCGCATGGGCAAGCAACGCCAGGGCGAAACGCTGTTCCTGGACTCGATCAAGAGCGCGGCGATCGGCGTCGACCCCGACGCGCTCAATGCGCTCATTCTCACGGCACCGCTCGCCGACGTGGTGCCAACCGCCAACCAGGTGATCCGCGCAGGCGTGATCACGATATCGTGACCCATGGCGCTCACCCTCGCTGAACAGGAGCTCTTTGACTTTGGGCGCGGCGCGCTGCCCAACTGGATGCGCGCTCACGACGAGATCTTGACCGCGACCGCGAAGATGATGGGCATGGCGCGGACCCAGCTCGACTACCTCTTCGGGCAAGCGCTCATCACGACGGCGACCGGGCCGACGGCGACAACGCCCGACTGGCTAAACCAGCACGCGCGCGACCGCGGGACCTCGCGGCAGGCTGGCGAGAGCGACGTCGTGCTGCAGCAGCGGCTGCGCGTGATCCCCGACGCACTCACCCGGCAGTCGATCCTCGATGCCGCCAACGCGATCCTGGTTGCCGCGGGCGTGGTCGGCGTTGCAGCCATGCTCGAGCTCCCACGGGATGGCGCGTGGATCGGGACCTACGCGGCCATGACCGGCACGGGCGGGACGTTCGCGCAGACCGGCACCGTGTCGACCTTCACGCCAACCGCGCTACCGTGGCCCACGCCGCCGTTTCAGGACCCCGCAGTGATCCCTGTGCGGGGGCATCGGCTCGTCATCGCAGGGGCGGCGAACGCGGGGAACAACGGCACGCGGACCATCACGAGCCTGGCGGGCAACGGCGCTGTGGTCGCGAATGCTGGCGGGGTTGCCGGCGCGGACGCCACGGTGACGTGGACGGTGCAGCGGCTCGACGGGCTGGGCAATGTCACCGACGGCAATGCGCGGTCGTACATCGGGCGCGGGTGGCGCATCGCGTCGTCTCGCCCGCTCAAGATCGTGGTGATCCTGCCGTTCGGCACCGACGCCGGAACGCAAGCCAGCATCGAGGAGGCGATCCGCACCAAGAAGGCGGCCGGGTTCGCGGTGATCGTTGAGCGGAGGCTCGTGCCATGACGACGGATCTGTATTCACGCGCGATCTTCTCGGATGGCGAGGGGATCGACCTGACCGACATGCAATCGCTCAGCGGGACCCCGTTGGCAGTCCTGTTCGACCAGCTGATCTACGAGCTCCTGCCGCGCGAGGCGGCCACGCCCGATCTCGACACCGCGTTTGATCCGACGACGATGCCGTACGCGGTCGCGCTGACCGTCGCCGGCGCGCGCCCCACGCAGGGCAGCGCCAACAACAAGATCAAGATCACCGGCGGGACGCTGATGCAGGCGATTGCGGCCCGGGACGGCACCGAGCCCAAGCTACTCGCGTACTCGTTTCCCGGCACCGACGAGGTCACGATCGCCAACGGCGACCCGACGAACCCGCGCGTCGACCTCGTGCAGATGTCGTTGTCGTATCTCAACGCGACCAGCGCGCGCGACTTCCAGGACGCCGCCACGCGCGCGCTGACGTCGACGACGCCGACCACTCGCCGCCGGGTGCAGTGCGTGCTCAGCGTCAAGCAGGGCACACCGGCGGCGAGTCCGACGTACCCAACGCCGGATGCGGGCTGCGTCGTGGTCGCCGGTGTGGTGGTCGGCACGAACTACGCCGCGGCGGCCGGATTCACGTTCGACGATCTCGGCGGCGCCACGGCGGTGATCCACGATCAGCGGATGCCGCTGCGTGTCCGCTCGACGAGCACGCTGCCGGCGAATTACATCTGGGTCGACACAGGGAGCGAGTTCGCGATCGTCAATCGCTTCATTGCGCAGAGGATGACCGCGGCATTCTCGATCGACATACGCATGCCATGCTTGCGTGTGGGAAATGCTGGCCGACTCGTCGAGGTCAACTGCACGTACAACGCGCCGACAGGCGGCTCCAGCTCGTTTCTGGAGCGGTTCAACGCGAGCGTCCCGACCACAGGCGGCGCCAATCCGCTGGCCGGCGCAAACTTCGCCGTGGGCTCAACAGGCATGAGCCTTCGGCGTACGGCACTTGGCATATTTCAGAATCTGCACGCGCCGGTGGCCGGGCCCACGGTGCTCGCTGCGGCCAACGGCATGGGCGCCCCGGTCTGGTCCAATGGGTTCCGTGGCCCCGGACCGTCGCCGGGCCAGTTTGACACGACGTTTCCGATCAATGGCGAATACCTGGCGCTCAAGTTCACGAGTCCCCCAGTGGGTACGCAGTTCGCCATCGCCACGTGGCACATCGCGGAGGGCATGTGAACGACGTCGAACTCTGGAAACTCCTCGGCCAGGGCGGCGCCGTGCTGGTGCTGTGCTTTATCGTGTGGCGGATCGGCGAGCGCTTGATCGCGTCGCTCGATCGCGTCGGCGTGAAGACCGAGACGTTCGGCGAGCGGATCAACGCGCACACGACCGCGAGCACCGCCATGTTCACCGAACTGCGACAGGATCTCGCGGAGTCCACGGCGGAGATCAGGCAGGGTATCGCGACGTCGACGGCCGAGTTGCGGCAGAGCATCGCGATCGTCGACACGCGCATGCAGCAGTTCACCGACGACTGGGCCGACCAGTTGACTCCGGTCGGCCGCCAGCGCTACGAGGACCATCACCTGCCGCCGATTCTGCCCGACGTACCGAGGGCGCCCACGCCGCGCCAGCCGGTATCGCGTCCGGCTGACCCCGATCCGCGGCAGACGGGCGAATATTCGATGCGTCCGCCGACCGACAACGGCAGAGGGCGGCGGCGGTGACGGTCCGCGCTCCGATCAACGAGTGGACCGCGAACCTGATGAGCGCGAACCTGGCGCTCGCAGTGGGCAGCACGATCGTGCCAGGGAACAACGTGTACAGCGCCTACTCTCAGGTGATCGTCGCTGTAGACGACGTCTACGGGCTGTGGCTCAACATCAGCAACATCGGGGTCAGTGGGCTCGCCAAGGACGCGCTCGCCAAGATCGGCGTTGACCCGGCCGGCGGTACAGCGTTCGTCGACAAGATCATCGACATCGCGTGCAGCAGCGCCGGTGCCCTGTCAGGCACGGGCGGCCTAGGGATCTGGTACTACTTCGAGCTCGGGATCAGGGCTGGCTCGTCAATCGCGGTCGCGGTCAGTACCAACAACGCGGTGGTCGGCACGAGCACGGTGTTCATTCAGTTGGTCGGGCGACCCACCGGTCCGGTCGCTCCGCGCGCCGGATCGTTCGTGCAGGCGTTCGGATCGTCGCCAGCGACAAGCTCGGGGACTGCGATCACGCCGGGATCAGCCGGCGCTAGCTCGGCGTGGATACAGCTCGGGTCGGCGCTGACCGCGCCGATATGGGCCTGGAATCTAGGAATCTGCATCAACAACTCGATCCAGAACAACAACATCGGGACATGGGATCTCGGCATCGGAGATGCCAGCAACAAGCGGGTCGTCATCGCCGACTTGGCCAACGTGACGACGACGGCCGAGACTCACTACTTCAAGTCGATCAGCACGCGGGGTCAGGGCAACGTCGGGGACGGGGTGTTTGTTCGGGGGCGTGCGGCCGGCGGCACTGCGCTCACAGGTCTGTCGGTGATTGCACACGGGACGGGTGGGTAGATGGCCAACGCGACCTACGTCTCTATCCCGATCGTCGCGCCGAACCTCGCGGCCAAGCGTGTCACCGCGTACACGGATCTACTAATCTTCCTGCAACACCTGCGCGATGGCACGGGCGGTTACTCGGGTGACATCGTGTCGATCGACTTCAACGTCACAGGGGCAAACGTCATCACGCTGACTGTCACCCAGCCGATCCCGACCCAGCAACTGCCGCGATACACGGCGCTGACGAGGACGGTGTAACAATGGCGAACTTCACCACGGTTCAGGACACCACTCACACGTGCACGCAGAACGTGGAGTTCTCGATCACGAAGAATGCGACGTACAACAGCGCGTCGCCGATGACCACGACCGGGTACGTGCAGGCGGTGATCGACGCGAGCGCGATGGTCGCTGGCGACATCATGGAGGTCCGGTTCTACAAGGCGGTCGCCGGTGGGTCGGCTGGACTGCTTCACGATCTGGTGACGCTGAGCGGAGTGCAGTCGCAGCGGTTCTCGTGGCCGCTCGATCTACTCAACACCGGATGGGATATCACGGTCAAGATCACCACGGCTACCAGCAGGTCAATCGGGTTCACGGTACTGCAGGACACCAACGACGTGAACGCGCTCACAGTCGCAGCGGGCGCTATCACGTCGATCCAGTCGGGGCTGGCCACGAGCGCAGCGCTGGCGACTGTGCAAGCCGACACCGACGACATCCAGACCCGTCTACCCGCAGCGCTGGTCAGCGGCAAGATCGACGCGAATATCGGCGCGCTGGGTACCGGCGCGATCACCGCGACGACGTTCGCCGCGAACGCGATCACGGCGACGGTGATCGCGACTGATGCGATCGGGGCGGCGCAGGTGGCCGCCGGTGCGGTCACGAAGATTCAGTCTGGGCTCGGTACCGGCGCGGCCCAAACGACGCTGCAGACCAGCGCGAGCGATATCCAGGCTCGTTTGCCGGCTGCGCTCATCGGCGGGCGAATGAACAGCGACGTCGAAGCATGGCTGGGTACAGCTGCTGCTGCTCCAACGGTGGCCGGTGTTCCGAAGGTCGAGATCTCGTCGGTGATCGCTGGCGCGGTCACGACGATCCAAGCAGGTCTCGCGCTCGCGGCGACTGCGCTCAGTAACGTGCAGTGGACCAATGGCCGAGCGAACAACCTTGATCGGCTGGATGTCGCCTCGTCGACGCTGGCCGCCGCGAGCGCGCTCACCACGGCGCAGGCGGACCTGACCACGTTGACCGGGCGACTCACGGCGACGCGTGCAGGATTGCTAGACAATCTCGCGAGGCTCGACGTCGCTGTGAGTACGCTGGCGACCGCGACGGCGCTCGGACTCGTACAGACCGATACCACGGCGCTCGTCGCGCGACTGACCGCGATACGCGGCGGGCTATTCGACAACCTGACCCGTCTCGACGTCGCATCTTCGACGCTGGCGACGTCATCCGCGCTCGCAGCCGTCCAGGCAGACACCGACGACCTGCAGGCGAGAACGCCTGCCGCGCTGGTCTCTGGTCGCGTGCCGGCCGACGTGGGTTCGTGGCTCGGCACCGCGGTTGCTGCGACAACGCCAGGGATCCCGAACGTCGCCGACATCCAGCTGCGCACCGACTACACGACTGCACGGGCCGCGCACCTCGACGTCGACATCGGATCGAGGGCACCAGCGTCTACGGCGGTATCCAACGCGGACCTCACGCCCGGCCGTGCCGCGGCCCTGGACCGCGTGGACGTCGCCACGAGCACGCGAGCCTCGGCCTCGGCTCTGGCATCGGTGTCGGGCGACGTTACGACGATCGGCGCGCTGTCGACGGGGACGGCTGCGGCGGTGATCTCGCTGCAAGCCGATACCGACAACATCCAGACGCGGATCCCCGCGGCGCTCGACGGCGGCGGGAACATCAAGGCGGGCGTGCAGTCGCTGGTCGGCGGCGCAATCGCGACGATCGCGGTCGGGGTACTGGCGACGGTGATCGAGAACGGGATCGACCTCGCCGGGGCGATCCGCACGATCCTGCGGCGCGAAGTCGGCAAGCTGACCGGCGTCATCGGCGGCGCGTACGTCTACCGCGACCTCGCGGACACCAAGGACGCGATCACGGGCACGGTGACGACGGACGGGCGAACCGTGGTGACGGTCGACCCGACGTGAGCTGGAGCGGGCAATGGGATGGGGCGTGGGATGGGGCGTGGGACGGCCAGGTCGGCGACGCGGTTCCGCCGACGACGGTACGGCCGGCGCGCGGCGAGATCGCTCGAGTGAGGTCGCTCTACAGTGCGTTGCAGCGGTGGCCCGAGCTCGAGGGTTGGCTTGCTCGTACGTCGACGTATGGCACCCTCCAACAGATTGGACCCATCGTGATTGACCTCATTGGACCAGTGCGGGTGTATCGCGGCGACTCGTTCACTTTCCGGCTCACCGTGACCGACGACAAAGATCCGCCCGAGCCGGTCGATCTGACGGGGATCGCGATCGAGTTCGAAGTCAAGCCGGTGCTCGATGGCCCCGACCCGGCGCTGATCAGGAAGACGATCGGCGCTGGGATCGCGCTGCTCACCCAGTCGGGCGACACGCTTGGCATGGCCGACGTCACAGGCTCGAGCGCAGATACCGACATCGCCGCGAAGATCTATTGGCTCGACGTCGTGACGATCGCCGGCGGCATCCGCACACACGTGATCGGGCCGCGGATGTTCATCGTGGACCCCGTCGTCAACGCGCCGTGACAGCGGCGCAGTAAACGTGTATCGTGGAACAAAGGAGTTCCACATGCCCCGATCACTGTCAAGACTCACGCTCTTCGTCGCGCTCGCGCTCTTGTACCTCACTGGTCTCGCGCTCGCCGCTGACGCGCCACCACCGCCCGACGTCGATGCGGCCGGGTGGCTCAAGGCGATCTACATGGCGCTGACGAGCAAGAACTGGGGACTCGTCGTGGGGCTCGGCTTGATCGCGCTGGTCTACCCGCTGCGCAGGTTCGGACCCGAGTTCATCAAGTCAAAGACCGGAGGCTTGCTGCTGGCCTTTGGTATCTCGTTGGCGGCAACGTTCGGGGCTGCGCTCGCAGCCGGGGCGAAGCCGGACATCGTGATGATCATCACCGCGCTCACGACTGCGGCGACGGCGGCCGGATTCTGGGAGTGGATCAAGGATCACCTACCAGGCGCGCAAGCTGCGGCCGACAAGGTGAGTTCTAGCCCGGTGCTACCAGCGGCGAAGTTCACCGCGATCATGTTGGTCGCGCTCGCAGCCGGGTGCGCTCACGCAACGCCGATCGTCGACGCGGCCGGTCATGCGATCGTCGACTGCACGAAGCAGGACGCGTCGGCGGTGCTCGTTGTGGCGCTCGAGCTCGTTGGCGACGCGGCGCAGAGCGTGGTCGGAACGGGGCCGGTGGACTGGAATAAGCTGGTGGCCGATGCCGAGCACGAAGGCTCCGCGGTCGGCCAATGCGCGTTCGCTGAGTTCTGGGCCGCGCTGCACCCGCCCGCGGTTGTGACACCGGATGTCAATGTCGCGCGCGCCGCGGTGGCGCCGACGGAACCGAGCCGTGCCGCGCTCGAGAAGTTGCGAACGCATGCCGGCGGCGTGACGTGGCAGCTTCCCGCGGGGCGCCGACTGTGAAGGCGACATGGTTGCTGCTCGCGCTCGTCGGCTGCCAGTCGCAGCCGACGAATCGGATCGTTACCAGCGATCCGAACCGTGCGGTTCTGTGCACCGACCTCATGATGCTCGAGCAGTTCTCGGCGGGCTTGCTCGGACAGCACGGGGCATCCCAGGCCGAGCAGATGGGCCTCGCAGCGTCGTATGCCCAGGCGCGCAAGGATTGCCCAGGCGCGGCGACTACCACGCGAGGCGATGCCGGCGTCGGAAGCGCTGCCGGGACACCGTGACGGGCTAGCGGGCGCCGGGCATCGAGAGTGGCATGTCCGTGACACCGGCCAGTCCGCACGCGCCCGCGTAGCGCGCGTTGGCGGCCACGGCGAAACTCTCCACGGCGCCAAGGCCCCCGAGCAACGTCCAGCGGACCCAGCGAGGCAACGGGGCCCTGGTGACCGCGTAGGAGGCGCCGATCGTGACCAGCCCGCTGACCACGAACGCGGCCGGGCCGGGGTGGTCGCCGAGTAGTGCGGTGACCATCGGGTTGCGTTCGCCGAGCACCATGCCTGGGCTCGTGACGCGGTTATAGGCCCCGAAGTTCGTGGACCAGATCGTGCCGGCCGAGTCGCACGCGGTCAGCGCCGATGTCGCCACCCACGCGGTTTCGAGCGCGGTGTCGCGCGGTTCGAACCAGCTGGTGCGCGGGCGCTCGGGGGCAGTCGCGCCGAAGGTGCCGGCGCAGCCGGTGAACGCGATCAGGGCGATCAGGGCGATCAGAATCTTCATGGCCGCTCCTGAAGGGTACGCCACACCTCGCGACCGCGGGCGGTCACCTCGTAGCGCCTGACCGCGCCGGCCACGCGGTTCGCCAACCCCTGATCGCAGATCGACACGAGCGAGGCCGTCACCGCGTTGCCGGTCGCGAGCTGCAGCTTGTCCGCGATCTCGAGAGCGGTGAGCTGCGCCGATTCGGCGAGTAGGCCGAGCACCGCTTGGGTTCGTTTCGTCATGTCCGGTTTGTAGCGTCGCAGTAAACCGTTGTCAAGTACCCCATGTCAACTTTGAGATCCGCTCGCACAACGCCGGGCCGGGGTCTTCGCGGTTCGTCGGGTCCAGGTGGACATGGCCGAGCACGGGGACCATCGGGCGTAGGGGCTTGGCCCACGCTGGCCAGTGGTCCGGTGGGTTCGGAATCAGCAACCAGTTGCGGTCGGTCAGCGGGCGCAGCATGGCGGCGAGGTCGAACTCGAGTCGGGTCAGCATGGCGATCTGGTAGGCGGTCGGTAGGTGAAATCCGGTCGAAGGGGTGATCGGCTCTACCTCGGCATCCGGGATCGCGGCGCCCTTGGCGACCCAGCCATTGCCGTCGTTCTCGCCCCAGCGCCAGACCCCGTCGCTCATTCGCAGGCGGCCGGCGCAGTGGATCTCGATGCCGATCGCCTTCAGGTTTGGGTGGGAGCGCACGCCCTTGATCACGAACCAGCCGTGCGTGGTGCCGCCGGCGTGGTTCGCGTTGCGCGTGATCGGGACGAATTGGACGACGCCCTGCTCGGGCGTGCGACCGATCAAGAAGTGCGCACATGCCCCATTCCCGGGCGTCATTGTCCACGCGGTGACCAGCGCGTTCCAGCCGTCCGGGTGCATGTCGGTCGTGTGCTCGACGACGAACTCAGGATCGATGAGGGCGCCCACGCGGCTCGGGTTGGCGGATGCGTAGCGCGAACCACGCCAAAGGCCGGCCACAAAGAGCGGCGACTTGACAGGCAGTGGCTCGGGCGTTGGGTCTGGCGCGGGCGGCGCGGGCGGTGGGTCGGGCGCCGTCGAGGATGTCGGTCGCGCGTTGAGCCAGTTCATGAGCGCTCGCAAGATCGTTGTCATCCGCGGATGCTATCACTCGGGCAGGTTTACAGCTACACTACGCGTCCACAAGGAGATCCATGGGCAGGCCAACCGACGACGATTTTAATTTCGCACTGTGGCTGCAGGAGTTCGGCCACGGCGCTACCAACAAGCAGCTCGGCAACGTCATGCGCGAGGTGATCGGCGCCTGCCAGGCCAACGGCGGCAAGGGGATGATCAACCTGACGATCTCCATCGGCGCGCTCGACGGTCTCGCGGAGTGCAAGGCGAAGGTCAAGGTCACCAAGCCGATGGCCGCGCTGCCGGGCGCCGCGTACTACGTGACCGAAAGCGGCGCGCTGGTCACCGAGGATCCGAGGCAAATGAGCCTGCCGCGCAAGGTGCTCGACATCAACCCGATCAAGGGCAGCAAGGAGCCATCGTGAGCGAGAACCCAAGTGACACCGCGGCGGCAGTGAAGGCGGGCGCGGACACCGTCAAGGTGGCCGACCGAGTGACGTGGGTAGCTCACCCGCAGGACCCCGACGTCAAGGTCCCGATCAGCATCACGGCGGGCGGCGGCATCGCACTGATGGGTGACGTGCTGGCGGTGCTCGACAAGCGCTTCGTCGAGGCGCCGCGTGCCAACACCACGAAGCTGACCGAGGTCGACAGTCTGATCGCGCACCTCAAGCGCTGGGGCTCGGATGCGACCGTGGTCTACGCCGACTCGGTCAGCTTCGTGCTCGAGGCCGTGCTCGACGACTACCCCGCGGACGCGACGACCGATGCCATGAGGGCACATCGCGCGGTCTACGCCTGCCCGCGCTCGCCCGAGTGGGTCGCGTGGTGCGCGTGGGACGGCAAGGCGATGAACCAGACCACGTTCGCGGACTTCATCGAGTCGCGGCTCGAAGACATGGTCGGCGCCGACGGCATGCCCAAGCCGACCGACGTCCTCATGGTGGCGCGCCAGCTGAACATCCTCACCAAGGGCACGTTCCAGCGCGAGATCAACCCGACGAACGGCGACAGCATCTTCGTGTGCAAGACGGAGACGGATGCGAAGTCGACGCAGATCCCGCGGGCGTTCATGATCGGGGTGCCCGTGTTCGAGGGCGGGACGCGATACCAAGTAGAGGCGCGGGTCCGGTTCGCGCTCGTCGAGGGGCGGCCGGCGTTCTCGTACACGCTCCACCGTCGAGCAGAGATCGAGCGCGACGCGTTCGGTGAGGTCCGCGCCAAGGTGGCGAAGGAGACGGGGCGTCTGGTTCTCGCGGGGACCCCGTAGCTGTGTCCGACGGGAAGTGGTTCGCGTTCACGGTCAACGGCCGCCATGTCGGGCGCAGCCTCACGCTGGACGGCCCGGATATCAGCTTCGAGTCGATCGTGGCGGACGCAACCGACAAGCGCAGGGCGCAGTGACTCTCTCACCCGACCAGCTCGCTCGGCGCCTCGAAGGGATCACCGCCACCGACGTCGCGGCGATCATCGGGGCCAATCCCTATCGCTCGGCGATCGACGTCTGGCGTGAGAAACGGGGCGAGGCCCAGCCGTTCGCAGGCAACAAGCGCACGCGCTGGGGCGACCTCGTCGAACCCGTCATTCGACGCGACTACGAGGAGCGCAGCGGGCTGAGAATCGACGTCCCTGGCACGCTCGGGCACCCGGACGCGCGCTGGCAGATGTGCACCCCGGACGGCATCGGATACGACGGCGCGGTGCCTGTGCGGGGCCTTGAGATCAAGGATCACACGTTCCGCGTCGCCCACCTCTACGGTGATCCCGGGACCGACGAGGTGCCGCCGTGGGAGCTCGTGCAGTGCGTGTGGTCGATGGGTGTGACCGGGCTGTCGCGATGGGATCTCGTGGCGTACATCGACAACCAGCCGGAGGACTACATCATCGACCGCGACGACGAGCTGATCGAGATGCTGCGCGAGCGCGCGGAGCGGTTCCTGATCGACAACGTGCGCGGCGGCGCGGTGCCGGACCCCGACGGCTCCGAGTCGTTCGACGCGTGGCTCAAGGCGCGGCACAAGGCGAACACCGACGTGCTGATCGACATCGGCGACGACAACGACACGTTCACGCTGATCGAGCGGGCGAAGAAGGTGCGGGCGATGGGCGCCGACCTCGACGACGAGCACGCGCTGATCATCCAGAAGCTCAAGCTCAAGATCGGTGAGAACGCGGGGCTCACGTGGAAGAACGGGAAGGGGCGGCCCGAGAAGGTCACCTGGAAGCGCAGCAAGGCGACGCGCAAGATCGACTTCGCGGGGATCGCCAACGACGTGCGCGCCGATGCCAGACTCGCGCTGTCGGCGAAGCGAGGCGAGATCGAGCGCGCGCTGATCTGCCTCAAGTCGGCGGGCGACCACGCGCCGATTGGGTGCAGCGCTCGAGCCGCGATCACCGCTGGCGAGATATCCCAACTCGTATCCGTGCTACAAACCACGCTCGACGAGATCAACGCGCGCACCGATGCCGCGTACACCATCGAGATCGACGGCAAGCGGCCGTTCAATTTCCCCAAGTCGTGGCGTGCGCCACGCGAACCCAAGGAACCGAAGGAGCCAGAATGACCGACTACGAGAACGGCGAGCCATCGGGCGCGCTCACCACACAGCCACGGCGCGACAACCAGATCGCCAGGCAAGACTTCCAGGGCAGCAGCCTGCAGACGCAGAACGGCGCCATCGAGGCGCTCGTCGCCAAGGCGCGCGCCGACGTCGAGTCAGCGTGCGTGATGGCCAAGCGATGGCCGCGCAACGCCGACGACGTGCGGCAGGATCTGATCGCGGAGTGCAAGCGCCCGGGGTTCGCCGCGGTCGCGATCTACCGGATCCCTCGCGCCGGCACCACGATCGAGGGCCTGTCGATCCGGTTCGCCGAGGTCGCGATGCGGTGCATGGGCAACATGGAGGCATCGAGCGATGTGATCTACGACGATGCAGCGGTGCGTCAGATCCGCGTGCAGGTGGTGGACTACGAGCGCAACTCGCGATGGCGGACCGATATCACGATCCCCAAGACGGTGGAGCGCAAGCAGCTCAGGAAGGGGCAGCGCCCCCTCGGCGAGCGCGTGAACTCGTACGGGGACCGCGTGTTCATCGTCGAGGCCACCGACGACGACGTGCGCACGAAGCAGAACGCGGAGATCTCGAAGGCGTCGCGCACCGGGATCCTGCGCATCGTGCCCGGGCATCTGCAGGACGAGGCGCGGCGGATCTGCCAGGAGGTCACCGCCGCCGCCGACAAGGCGATCGACCCGACGGCCGCGCGCAACAAGATGTTCGACGCGTTCGCCGCGATCGGGGTCAAGCCGTCGGGGCTTGAGCAGTGGCTCGGGCACAGCACCGACACGATCTCGCCGGCCGAGCGCGAGCTCCTGCTCGGGCTGCACGCGGCGATCAAGGAGGGCGAGACCTCATGGGCGGACGCTTTACGCGAGGCCACCGCGGAGCGTGAGGCTGACAAGCCGGCGAAGCCGCAGGACGGGGAGGTGATCGGCGGACGCAAGGTAATCGGCGACACGCCAACGGCAGCACCGGTCGCGGTCGCACCCGCGGAGCCGGTGCCCACGCCGGCGGTGCAGGCCGGGCCGAAGCCGCCAACCCAGCCGGCAGAGCTCGCCAAGGTTGCGCCCCGCGCGAGCTCGGGCAAGGGCACCGCAGCGCTCAAAGGCGCGCTGACGGGAAAGCCCGCTGCGGCGCCGGCACCGGTCGAGCCCAAGCCCGAAGTTCCGCCGGACGAGCCGCCACCCAAGCCGGGATTCGAGGATCGCGCGTGCGCCGGTTGCGGGGCGATCACCGAGGTCGAGTTCGCTGCGCCGGCTGGGGCGCTTTGCTACTCGTGCACGGTCGCCAAGCGGGAATCGGAGTAGCGCTACTTGCCGTGAGGGGTCGGCGAGTGCGGGATGCTGGGGTTGTGCGGGGCGGCTGGCGGATGCGCCGGGCCTTGCGGGGTCTTCGGGTCGGAGGGGGTCTGCGGGGTCTTGGGTTCGGTCATCCTGAGACCGTACGCTGAATACCGGTCAATGAATTAGCGACTGACCGGCGCCTATCGGTCAGTCCGCCAGCTTGCGGGCCAGCGTGGAGCCGCATGAACAGTCGCGGAGTTCGATGCGCTCGGCCGGGCCGGTCTCGTCCGCTTCCACAACCTGGATGCCGACGAGCGGCAGGGTCAGCCAGAGGGTCAGGTCGGCGCGGAGGGCGGTGTGATTGCGGTTGCACATGCTTACTAGACCGGCCGCACTGGTTTACTGTAGGGGTACGATTGGAGTAGCGTAGGGGTATGTCGATTTCGACCGATTGGGCTTGCGATAGGTTTACCGCAGCGCTACATATCGGTTGATGCACACCTCATCCAGAACGTTGTCCAACCGTAGCTACCGTCCCGAGGGCACCATGCCGCCGCTTGCCGTCACCCGTCCCGACACCCGAGAGTGCGACCTCATCGTTGCCGCGTTCGATGCTTTGCTCGCGCAAGAGCGCGTTCAGATCCTGTATTGGGCCAACGAGTACCTGCGCGTCGGGGGCGTTCTGTTCCGCGGGGCGTTCTCTGACCTCCGCAAGCTCCACGCGTACAACCCAGAGGCGCTCGAGCGCGTGGGCGCATACCTCGCAATGGAGCGTGACGTCGGCCAACTGCGCTGTAGACTGGCTCCGTGAGGCTACCCCACCCGAACCTGTAGAATGACTTCCATCGGACGAACCAACATGCATGAAGCAAACGGAAAAGACCCGCCGCAGCCCTGCGCAGACCGTCCCGTTCGCATGGAACGAACAGACGGAGAAAGCTCGGTGGGTGGAGTACAGAGAAAACGGGTACCAGCTCCGGGTTGGATCGCCGACGCGCTAACTGCCACCGAGGCGAGCATCGGGGTTGGTGACGTCGAGCTGGCCCCGCTCGCCAGCGAGCTGTTGGACCGCCTGCCACTGGCTCGCATGCTCGCCGCCGCGACCGAAGGAATCAGCAACGCGTTCTCATCCGGTGGCGAACACACGCCAGACCGGCTCGCGCGCGCCGCGGTCGCCAACGTCGTCGCCGTGCTGTCGGACCCCGGCGGCGAGGTCATGGAGTTCGCGGAGATCTATTTCGACGCCGCCGCTGCGCTCATGGCCGCCGGTGTTCCGCATTCGATCGAGCACGACGCGATCTTGTCATTGGGTGGCAGGATCCGGTGGCTCGCCCGCCAGCGCCCAACGGCGCTCGAGCTCGAGGCGCTCCATCGCACGATCGCGCAGCTGCGCAACGAGATCAGCAAGGGTGGGTCGTGATGGCGCGCAAGGATACAGACCTGACCGACGTCGAGATCGAGAGAATCTGCAATCTGCCGCCGGAATGGGAGATGACCCGCATGGCCGCCGAGATCCGAAGGCGACGCGCCGGCCTCGCGAGGCTGATGGCGGCGGTCGTGCGAGTGCCGAGGGCGAAGTGATATCGCCGCCGACCAAACGGATCTGGATCTCGGCGGCCGACGACGCTTCGCTCGAAATCATCATGCTGGGGTCGATGGGCGAGATCGCATGGGTGTTCGCGTCTATCCTCAAGAGCGCAGAGCATTGGCCTGGTTTCATCAAGGTCGATCCGATCGCGGTCGGCACAACCGTGCTTGGCATGAGGTGTTACTTGTCACGGGACGCGACGCACGATGACCCCGTGGCCGAGGGCCTGCTGTGGTTGTCGTCGGATGATGATCGCATCCGCATGAAGCGCATCGAATGGTCGGCTGTCGACAGCCCACGTGTCGGACGGATCGGCACCTGGTGACGCGTACCCCTGGTGACCTTGACGCGCCCTACTCTGACGCGGTAAACAACGGGATGCGAAGTTTGCCGCTCACGAACAAGTCCAAGCCCGGCGGTCGGCCCCGCGATAGCCGCGCGCCGGCCAACGATTTCGCCGCGTGGCTCGCGCACTGCAACCTGACGCCGGCCGCGGTCGCCGAGAAGATCGGCGAGGCGCTGAAGCGGATCACGAACGGGCGCAAAACGAAGATCAGCGTCAGCTCGGTCTACAACGCCCGCAACGCGTACTACACCCCGGGCCGCGACCTCGCGGTCGCGATCTCCGAGGTCTCGCGTGGCAAGGTCGCGGTGAGCTCGTGGGGGTCAACCAAGGTGCGCGCGCGCAAGGAGGCTGTGTAGTGACGAATCCGATCACCGATGCGTTTCGCGCTGGATGGGTCGCCGGGCAGGCCGGGATCGACGGGACACCGGAGTCGTCGCTCGCGCTGTACACCGCGCTCGTCATGGTCCCGCCGACCCTCGAGGATATCGAGGTGTTCCGATCGTTCATCGAGCGGTCTCGTGGATCGAACCCGCTCACGATCGAGGCGCTCAAGCGGCTCGTCGACGCGTGGTCATAGCTTCGCGCTCGTAACTCGGCTCGCGCACCAGGATCGCACGCCGCGGTAGCGCGCCAAGGCTGCTGTTCGCCACCGCGACCCACGGTGCCGCCGGACGCCAGGACAGCCTGCCGAGCACGAGCGCACCTTTTCGCGGCCTTGACTTTGCGTGAGCCGTCGTGTGAGCGTGGCGAATATGTCGCCATCGCTGTTTCGCTCAAATCCCGACGACGAGGTCACCTGATGCCGCGGTCAAGGAAATCCGTTCGCATCTCCATGCGGCTCGACGCACCATCGCTCGAAAAGCAGGTTCCTATCTCTACGGCCATCTCGCCGTCGACGCTCATCGAGATCGACGCTGCTGCCGACGAACTCAGCGAGACACGCTCGCAGTTCGTGCGAAACGCGGTGCAGGCTCGACTGGCGGACATCCGCGCCGGCAAGGCGGCCTAGGTGGCTCGCATATCCGTCGACGACAAGATGCTGCGTGACCCGAGGGTCATTCGGCTCGCGCGATTCTTCGGGTGGCGGAGACAGGAGGCGGTCGGCCGCCTGATAGACGTTTATGCGGTGGTGTACGACCGTGTAGACGACATCATGGACCAACGGGACGTCGACATCGCGGCCGAGCAGGACGGATTCGCGGACCAGATGATAGCCGTTCAGTTGGCGACCCTATATAGAGATAGCCACCACGAACCTCTACATAGGGTGCGAATAAAAGGGGCATCCGACCGCATTGCGTACCTCGCGACAAGGGAGGCCACCGGTAGAGACGGTGGAGTTAAGAGTGGTGAATCACGAAGAAATAAGCGCGAAGGTGACCTTCAGCGAAACGCGAAGGTGACCTTCACTAAGACCTCAAGGTCACCGCGAAGGTCACCTCAAGGTCCGGTGAACCCTCCGGATCCGGTTCCGGATGCTGCTCCGGATCCGGTTCCGGATCTTGCTCTTGTTCCGGATCCGGATCCCGAGAGAGAGAGAGCGCGCACGGTACGCCCGGCCAGCGGGTGGGCCACGCGTCAGGCCTGGTGGCAGGAGATGCTGGACGCCGATCTCCGAATCAAGGCGGCCGGGATCGAACCCAACGCGCCCTCGTTCGGAAAAACCCTCGCTGGTGAGCACGAGAAAAACGTTCTCGCATGCGAGCGGCAGCTTCGCGATTCAGGCTACTCACCCGAGATCGTCGACGAGAAAATGCGCCACATCGTGCGTGTATCCGAGGCTGTCGCCATCCGCGAGCGGGCTCGGAAGTGGTTCAAGCCGTCGGTGATCTGGGATCCGAAGCACGCGATGCGCGACGTCGACATGACCATCGACGAAGCGCGCAAGCCACCGCAGCGAGCGAAATCGTCGAGCGAGAAGTCACCCTGGGAGCTGCAGATGGAACGCGTTGCAGCCCTCGAAGAACGCGACCGAGTGGCCGCAGCCAACGGAGAGAAAAAATGACCGACCTCGAAGTCAACAAGCTGGTTTCTGTTCTGCTCGCGGCGTTTCCGTCGTCGAAAGCGACGCTCGGGACGAGCATGTCCTACGAGAGCATGCTCGCCGATCTCGACTACGCGGTCGCGAATGCCGCCATCGAGCGGTTGCTCGCGACGTCGAAGTTCCTGCCGACGATCGCCGAGATTCGCGACGCGTGCCTCGTGCTGCAGACCGGCGACAAGATGCCTGGCGGTCAAGCATGGGGGCTCGTTCTCTCGGCGATCAAGCGGTTCGGGTCCTATCGCCAGCCCGGTGTGGACTTCGATTTTCAGGACCCGCTCGTCCTGCGATGCGTGCTCATGCTCGGCTGGCAGGAGCTTTGCCAGAGCGAGAACAGCGTCGCGGATCGCGCCAGGTTCACCGAGCTCTACGAAGATCTGTCCGACAGTTACCGAGTGAATACCCTTGCCGAAGGGTTGCCGGCGCAGGCCAGACTTCGAGCGGCGAGGCCCGAGTTGCCGGCTGGGAAACCGCTCGGAATGTCGACCGCGTTGCAGGCGGTATTCAAGCTGATTGGCTCGGAGAAACCGTGAGCTTCCGAGGAGCAAGCGAGTTCCTGCGGCTCGAGCTCGAAGCCGTCGGGATCACTCTCGACGAACCGACGAAGACGGAATCGCGACTCAACCGAATCGAGGCCGTTGAACCGGTCGACGCTTTCACGCGTGCCGAGATCCGCGGGGTCCTGATCGCAGCCGGCGCGCCGCATCGCGATCTCGCCTGGCTGACCGCGAGTTGCCCGTCGATCGGTCACGCCATGGCCTATCGACCGCCAGTAGAATCGCCTCAGACGCATCGCAATCGGGACCCTCACCGATGACCGCCAAAGCAACAAAACGAGCGCCACGGTCAAGCCAGGTGGCAAAACAGACACGTCTGTCGGTTGACCCAGGCATCGACCGCAAGGCTGTGGCGCTGGCCAGGATCCTCGCATCATTAATAGTGCAGAACAATCCGCACGGTTTCCTCGCAAAAGCGTCTCAACGATTACGCGATGATACGGTGCGACGTTGGGCGTCGATACTGAATGATATGCACAGGTTAGACGGTCACGCGTTCGACCGTATCCGCCTGATTATACGTTGGTGCCAGCGCCATCCGGTCTACAAGACCGTGGTGCTAGGTGCCGAGAATCTAAGGAATACATGGGATGGGATGGTGACGGTGAGGGGTGAGCGTAATCAAGTAGTTGCAAACTGATGTCTGAAGTGGAGTAAACCGAGAATGGGAATGCAGCCCACAAATTACACGCCAAGTGAGGCGATGGTCGTGGTCGAGGCAGCGCTGGTTTTGCGAGCCGCGAACCAAGCGCACAACGAGAGCGTGAGCCTGCTCGGCTCGAGCGATGAAGCCGTTTTCGTGGTGCTCGCGGCGCGCAAGGCCGCTGTGACGGCGCTGGATGACTTGTACGCGGCGCTTGACCGCGTCTCGTAGCAACGCTATAAACGCACCAATGAGCGAATACAACATCATCATCGCCGAGCGCGGTTGGGTCTACGTCGGCAGGACGAGGCGCGAAGCCGACCAACTGGTCATCGAGGACTGCCAGAATATCCGCCGGTGGGGAACCACGAAAGGGTTGGGCGAGATCGCCCTCAACGGTCCCACGCCCGACGCTGTGCTGGATCACTACGGCGTGGTCCGGGTGCACGTGCTCGCGGTGTGCGGGCAGATCGACTGCAACGACGAGGTGTGGTTGAAGTTGCGCAAGAGGAAGTCGTGAGCGCCCTAGTCAACGGCTACGGCTACGGCTACGGCTACGGCAACGGCTACGGCAACGGCTACGGCGACGGCTACGGCGACGGCTACGGCAACGGCTACGGCTACGGCAACGGCTACGGCAACGGCGACGGCAACGGCGACGGCGACGGCTACGGCAACGGCTACGGCTACGGCAACGGCGACGGCGACGGCTACGGCTACGGCAACGGCGACGGCGACGGCGACGGCTACG